GGTCCCCTCCTTAACGTACATATGGCGACCATCCCCGTAGTCGCTCTTTGAAATCTCATTATACTACAATTTAGTGGTCATAACTACCAAAATCATGTATAATTCGGTTCGCCAACTATAAGAACACGCATAAATACTGCTTTTCTTGTGGTCTCTGTATTTGTAATACGCCACATAAACCACATAAAATAGACAAAACCACTTTAAAATTGTTTATATTGCAGTAATAATTACAGTAATTTATTTTACTTTTAGGTGGATTTATACCACAAAACATATTATAATATAACTAATAGGAGGTGAATTATGTGGAGACTATAGGAGAAAGAGTTAAAAGACTAAGAGAAAAACGAGGCTGGACACAAGCACAATTAACAGCTCGAATGGGAGCAAACAGTACCACAACACTTTCACGTATCGAAAACGGAGTTACTAAAGAAATGCGTATACCGATGGCCCAAAAACTAGCGGAAATATTTGATGTAACTCCAGAATACATTATGTATGGAGAGAATATTAATAATCTATATACAGAAGAAGTCTATAGATTTATTATGAATCCAAAAAATGTAGAACTCATTGACATATTTGTCAAAGAACAAATTCTCAAAGAATTAAAAGAAAATTACAAAAAGAAAAAGGAGGGCAATTAAGCCCTCTTTTTTGCTGTAATGAAATCACGTATAACTGTATTATCCAGTTGCATGATGTACATATTACCTTTTTTTAATTCTTCTAATTTTTCTCCAAAGTATGCTAACTTTCTAGCCTTATCTTTAGACAATGTTTCGACGAAAGCCATAGGTTTACCCTTCTTTGTTCTCGTATTCTTAATTTTAGTAATAAGTGCGAGAATATTTGTATTACCATCTACAATACTACTATCGTAATCAGCAAACATATCAGTAAACGTATATCGCAATGTAGCAAACTCCATTTGACCGTAGCTTTCTTCTTGTTCGCCAGAATATACAAACTCACCTTTTGACTTACGTTTATCTTTAAGCCAGTCTATATATTCCAATAATTCCCATCTGGTTTTGCTAGTGTAATTATCACACGCACCAGAACGAACAATATTTTTAAGAACAGTCTTATTCAAATTTACATTATCTACTAAAAACTGTTCCGCATTATCTCCGTTTGGTACAATTGAATTGCCTACACCAGCAATCAAATTAAACCCTAATGTAACTGTACGATTTTTACCGACACATTTCATTTGACTGACACCAATATCTGGTGGTAGTACCTTGATGTGAATCTTTTTACAATGCTCGATTAAAGGAGATAATTTATCACGACCGCTTGTATCTTGACCTACAATATCAATTAATGAGGCCATATACTCTGCTGTATAATGTGCCTTAATGTAAGCTGTGTACCAAGCTAAAAGCCCATACGCCGCAGAATGGCCCTTGTTAAATCCATAGTTAGCAAAAGTGATAATCTCATTGCATATCTCTTGCATAATGTCTTTAGGAATCCCATTCTTCAGTCCTCTTTCTAACATATCGTCAATGACTGGTTGCATTTCTTCTGTAATCTTGCGACCAATAATACGACGTAAGTTATCTGCTTCACCATATGTATAACCACATAATTCACGAGCAATCTTCATGATTTGTTCTTGGTATAAAATAACACCTTCTGTATCATTTAAGATAGGCTCTAATTTAGGGTGGAGATACGTAACTGCTTCTTCCCCTTGTCTACGACGTTCGAAGACTCTGACCATACCAGAATCTAATGGACCTGGCCTAAACAACGCTACAGTATCAATTAAATCTTCTACTCGTTGAGTATTAATGGCTTTGACTATATCTGTCATGCCACCAGATTCAATTTGAAAACAACCTTGTGTAAATCCAGCTCTAAGCATACGAGCCGTGTAATCATCTTGCAAAGGTATGTTATTGATTAATAATTCATCTGGTCTACCAATACGCTCTAATGCACCATCTAGTACATCTAACGTTTTAAGACCGAGAATATCAAGTTTCATAATCCCCTGTTTTTCAAGTAAGTGAAAATCTTGTGCCGCTACAAGAATATCTTTATTCTTTTCTACTGCACACCAGTTACTTACATCTTTAGGGAAAACTACAACAGCTGACGCATGCGTACTATACTTTTCTATGTGACCTAAAAACTTTTCAGCTAAGTTACGAAGCGTATCATCTTTTACATCAGCTAAATCATCAATTTTACTTGATATAGCGTCTATATCTACTGGAGCATAGCCTAATGCTTGACCAGCACGTTGCAATGCTGATTTAGGTTGTATATAACTAATTGTTCTAATCTGATATACTAAGCCATACTTTTCACGGATATAATCTATAACTTCTTCACGTCTTTCGGAAGAGACATCAACGTCAATATCTGGACTTGTTACACGCTCTGGATTAGCAAACCGTTCAAATACTAGATTGAATCGTATAGGGTCTACTTGTGTAATACCAGCTAAATACGCAACTAAACTACCACCAACAGAACCACGTCCTGGCCCAATTGGTATATGTTTACGTTTACAGAATTCTAACATATCATGAATGATACACATATAATTTGTGTAATGGCATTGTTCTAATACATCAAATTCATGTAATGCTTGTTCTTTATACTGCTGACTATTGTCTTTCTTAGCAATACCTAAATGTTTCCACCCTTCGTTGCACCTATCTTTTAGATAGCGTAATGGGTCCTTACAATCAAATACAGGGAAGCTTTCTTCTCCCATAGGGATTTCAACATCGCATTGGTCTATAATGTTAGATACGTTCTTGAAGTATTGCGACGTATCGTAATCGAAGAATTTAGCCATTTCTTCCTGGCTCATCATATGATAATCACCAGAAGCGTAATATTCACTATCTTCGCCTAAACCAAGCCATGCACGATGAGTATCAGTATCAGATGGTAATACATAATGGCTATCACCAGTAATAATGATAGGAATGTTGTATTTATCACCTAGCTCACGGACCTTCTTATTGTATTCATATTGTTCTGGAAAATCATGTGGCTGTATTTCCAAGTAAAAATCATTACCAAAGATTTTATGCAAGTCGTGAATCATGTTATCTGGGTTTTCATGACTTAACACACCAGCGATACATGCAGTACTACAAATAAGTCCTTCATGACATTCAGCTAATATCTCAAAACCAATTCTAGGTTTTCGATAAAAATGTTCTGTGCCATATGTAGCAATCTTCATAAGATTACGATACCCAGTAAGATTTTTACATAATAACAGAATATGATAAGTTTGACCGCCTTTTACTTCTGGCTCGATGGCAAAATATCCTTCGTAACCTAAGATAGGTTTTAAACCTCCTTTCTTACACTTCAGATAAAATTCCATAAGACCAGTAGTAGTACCATGTTCTGTCATGGCTAAGGCAGTATAGCCAAGCTCTTTAGCCCTTTTTATTTTATCGTCTATAGTAGCAAATCCATCAAATATCGAAAAATCGCTATGGCTGTGTAAATCACAGAAACTCATAATACTTCAACTCCTTTACAACCTAGCTAGTAGTTCTTTATCTAGTATACGTGAAACCTTTTCTTTCTTTTCTTCTGGTATATATTCGATTACAGATGATTTAATCATTGATAATGTTAAATCAACTTCTTTTCTTCTTTCTTTTATGGCGTCTGCCATAACAGAAGTAACACTAAAAGTCTTACCATTACCAGTCACTTTTTGCCCTTTTAAAAAGGCTTTAATAACCCTATATGCACCATCAATAATAACGTCTAATACCGTGTCCTTGTGTCCATATAACACATATCTATCCGACAGTACCTTAATTTTCACAACGCCAGCTTCTAATAGTAGCTCTCCAACATCAATCACTATATCCCATCTACGTATCATGCTCATTCCTCCTCTAGCTTCTGTAATTTACTGGTTAATTTTAAAAATTTACCAAATAATGAAGAATTTTCTTTTCTGAAAAGATATATCATTTCTTCATTATCTTTGATTTTAGATTTAACTAATTTAATTTTCTTCTTTATTGTATTTTTATCTTTCATTTTATTCCTTCTTTCTACTCACTTTGTTCGTATAATTACTTCGACTAAAGTCTTCGTAATTACATATTTTTTATACTTTATATATAATTAGATAATCTAACATTATCTAATTTAATAAACGATTACGGGCAAAACTCTATGTTTTGCTATTCATGCGTTCAGCGAACACTTTTTGACGTATTCGCTTCACTACTTCATAACTAACGTTGATTATATTATTTGTAGTATTAACAAATACTTCGAACCAACCTTTAGGTTGAGTGAGAATACGAACCAAACTTGTTTGGTGAGTAGTATTACATCACTCGCTTCGCTCTTGATAATTTACTTTGTTTGATAAATCAAACTTCGTAAATTGTATTTTTTATTTATTATTTAATTTAGTATTTATAAAACCTAATCAATACTGTTTTTAGATAAACTCCTCCCCCATGCGAAGAATTTAAAATAAAAACTACTTTAAATTTCGCATGAGTTATCCGCTGATAGCTAGACTTCCTTATCAGAATCCTTTCGGAAACAGGATAAACCCCCAATAACTAGCCATAATCATTATTAGTCACCCGAACTGCAAGCTTCTAACTACACAGTACCCTCTCCGTTTACTCATAGATAATATTCTATTACCCTTAGAGTCTGGGAATGGAGCCATACCCGTGAACGGTCCCGCTAAGTGGGATTCCGTGTATCATCTTTAAACTGTTCGGCTGATACCTACCTCCATTTATTAGTCGCAGACATAATGCGACACGGCCGTCTAGTAATCTACTTTATATGGCATTTCGATTACTAACCGCTCCAATATTTAGCCATTGGTGGATTGTATGGTCTTACTGTCCATACATACAGTGTCCTTTATCTTCCTAGATTAACTTAGCTCTAGTAGGTGATAACCCCTATTTAGTAAGCTCGTTTGAAATGTTTGCACACTTTAACGTAGTTAGCCTTTTTAAATTTGTGAGTTTTTTTACAATACGCTTCTTCTGCGTGTTGAGACAATTTGGCAAAAGAACATTGCGTACAAGTAATACGTTCTCTACCTTGCTTATCGTAAATTCTAAACTCCTCAGAGTTTATTAACCCACGTAATTCTGGATAATCTTTGAGTAATGTGTTATCTATTTTTCTTTCTTTATGCATTATTTCACCTTCTTTGCTCTTATAAGTGAAGTTGTATTCAATTAAAAAACAAGTCTTCGACATATGCTCTACGGCCACATCGACTTGTTACTTCGTATTATACACCACATACTTAGCAGTGTCAACACTTATAAGTGAATACTTTTATGAATTTTTGATGAAGAAATTTTCATTCTTCATCTACAGCCTTATTATACCACTACTTTACTTGTAAGTCAAGTTCAATTTTTGATTTTGGGCATAAAAAAAGAAGGGGGCATATTGCCCCCATTAGTTGGTATACATTTTGACTAGGTTATAACGTGCATAGTACGTTGGGTCCTTGTCTGTAATATCATATTTAGCACCATAGATAAATTTACCATTTCGTTTTTCTACACCTACTTCGTGATGGAATTTACCAGCACGGAAGTTTTCTTGTGCGTAAACATCAAGTTCATGTCTATCTGGTACTTTTACATCAAATGTTACTTCTGATGTTTGATTCATGACTACTTTACCATCTTCAAATTTTTGTGTTTCGTTTTGTTGTAAGTTAAATTGTTGTTTTTTACCATTTACTTTTACTGTTACGTGAGGTTGTTCGATATTAGCTTCAATATCTGTATCCTCGGTAACATACGTTGGTATATTGTTTTTATATACAAGTTCTTTTTCTTTTGGAACATATGCAAATGTAGTTTTTGTTTGTTGTGTACTATTTACACTCGCTATTTTCGTCTGTACGGGCGTTTTAGGTTGGTCCATGATAGTTTCCCTATGGAACATTCTATACCCACCATACAGAGCCACACAGACACCTAGAATCGCAATTATAAAAACTATTAACCTTAAATTAGGCTTCACATAGTTCTGGGTGATATTGGAAATAAATTGCTTTACCACGAATAATGTCACCACCTTCTCCGTCCTCCTGTGGAAGTTTCAATAAGTCCCAACGCATATCTGGGTCACTATCATGAATACCATATCCATCAATATCAGCCCATTCAGCATGCGTTTTTACTCTATCGTATACGATGTCCCAACCCTTAGCTTTACATATCTTATATACGATTTTAGCCATCGTATCCACTTGTTCATCAGTTGGTGGCTCCGTACCAAACTTAACTGTACCGTCCGCCCACACGCCAGCATCAAAGCAACAAGACAATGAAATACCAATATTATTAGTGTTCCTATGCCAAGTATGCTCGCAATACACATCAAGATTATCGTAATCAGAATAGATTGTACCATCGCCAAGAATGTTAATATGATAGTGGTCAGAAGTGTCTTCATAGTGATTCGCCCCCCAATGCAGAGTAATTTTATCTGCATGGCATACACTAGCCATGTATTCAATATCGTTTAATGTATATTCCATATAACCTCCAATAAAAAGAGAGGAACCCTAATCGAGTTCCTCTTCAAAACCAGCAAATTTGTCTGCTTTTTCTTTATTTTTAGCTTTACTTGCTTTTGTTCCGTAATGTTTTAATTTGTCTGAAGCAGACATATCCAATGCCTTTTTAGCGTCAGATATATTTTTCTTTGTAATATTCATAGCTTTAAGTTCTTCTACACTAACAGATTTAGGGTCATTAATGTATTGATAAATCAATTGTTTTTTTGATGACTTTTCATTTTGTGAGTTAGCATAATTTATAGAACTCATATCGCTATTAACTGAATCTAAGATTGGTCTAAAACCTAACATTTTCAGTACTCGTTCCTTACTGCTGTAATCACGAGTATCAACGCCTTTAGTCCAGTCGTGTTTTTTACCAGTAGCACCTTGATAGTAGTTAGCAAATGCTGGTGATAAGTCATGAGCCATACCAAGAAGTACATTATTAGCATTATGATTTTTAAATGATTCCATCATATTACCTAATGTACCGAATGTAGGACCAAAGAAATTATCTGTTGGCACTAAGTCACCTACACCAATATTACGGCTAAAGTCAGCACCGATAGTAGGAGCTGGCAGACCATACATAGCAAGTAATGCTAATTGTTTCTTAGTCTTGTCATTGCCAGCCCATTCTATAATTGTTTCTTTGATACTATCTGTAGCTTTTTTATTGTTAATCCATTCAGCAAATGGGTCAGCTAATGAAATACCAGGGATACCCATTAGACCAGCCATTGTCATGTAAGAACCAAGGAAACGAGCCATTTCTTTTTTGTTACCGCTCTTCATAATGTCATACATAAATTCTAATTCTTTTACTGAATATTTCTTGAATTGTAGAATAAGTTTACCTAGTGTCCCGTATTTAGTAAATAATTGAGAAGCGTCTTTATCTGAATAGTCAAAGTTTGTTTCTCGTACAAAATCAGAAGCAATATGTTCTGCTTCAGTTTGTGATTTACCTTCTGCAATAGCTTTTCTAAATGCGTGTAGTGCGGCTACACGTCTTGTATATTTATCCATTCGATTAAACATATCCATTGACTTTTCGAATAATTTACCTAATTTAACTTTGCCAACTTTCATATTGTAAATACTTTTTCTATTTTTTAGTGATTGAGTTTCCATGGCCGTATCTTGTAAATTTAAACCAATGTTGTTGAACATTCTACGTTCAGCCATTGTAATGTTCTTTGTATTAGGTCCAAACATCGTAGCGTCACGTACAGCTTGTGCAAAGTCTTTAGTGTAACCTGTTTTAGTCACAATATTCATCAATGCACCAAGTTGAGCAAGTGCCGCTGTTGGTCTAAACAAACCAAGTTTAGCTACTGTAACAGCTTCCATACTACGATTCATTAAATCAGTGGTAAATGTCTCTCCGTAATGTTGCTTAATCCAGCCGTCGCCAATGAGTTCGTTTACTGTTCTGTTAATTGTTTTATCTGCATTATTAGGAACGCCAATGACAGAGGAAATAAAGTTGTGTAACACATCTTCTACGTCACGTCTAGCACCTTCGCCATTACGGCCGAATTGAGAAGCGTAATCTGTGCCAATTACATCACGATATAATGATGTAGACTTGTGGTAGAACTCATTCGTCGGAATGAAATGAGCTTTGTATCGTAGGTAATTTTCAATGTTGCCGAACACGTCTGGGTTAGCACCCTTAGCGTTAGTACGAACATTATTGTATTTATCTTTACGTAAATTACCATAGCCAAGTAATAGATGACCAATTAAATCTTGTCGTGTAATCACGTCACGGCGTCTAAATAATTCGTCTAAGTTAGCGTATTGTAACTCTTGGTTTAATTGTTTACTATCAATGCCTAAATCTTTTTGTTTCTTTTTATCTTGAATTAGGTCCATTAATTTTTCACGAGTTACGCCATCTTTTTTATTTACGAATTCGTCAATGATTTTATTTAAGGCTGGGTAAGAATGTGAAATACGTGCAAAGCGTTTTTCTTGTTGTTCCCTACTTTCGCCTTCGTATACGATATCATCATATGCAGATTCGTTGGAACCTTCATAAATGTCAGAACTCACATTCTCATCGTATCTAGGATTGCGTTCTGTAATAATAATGCGTAAATCTTTATTAAGTTTTTTATCTTTTACGTAGTGTTCTGCGTCACGATATGTATGGAAAGAAGCAATCTTTTCACGTTTTTCATACACGTCACCTTTATCGTCTGTGACTTCTTTAGCTAAGTACACGCCGTATCGACTATGTAACATAGGTACGTGACCCCATAATTTGCGTGGCTTATGCTCTGGGTCAGCACCGCTTGCTTGCCAAGCTTTAACAGAATCGTTAAATACTCTATCGTCTAAGTTACGCCAAGCGTTATAAGCTTGTAATACTTTATCATTATAGCCTTGCTCACGAATAGCTTTATCACGCAAAGGAATAGAAGCTTTATGAGCTTGTTCCCATGTAGCAAATGGTTTCATAGCTTTGTCACTAGCGAATACACGGAAATTACCATCTTTGTAATCCATGAAAGCATGTTTACCTAGATTTTTAAGTTCGTTGTAGAGATTTTTTGCGTCTACTTCGTCTTTAAATTCTCTGAATGTATCATTCATATCAAGGTTGATATATACTTCTTTATCACGAACCATTACACCAACTGGTTGTACAAATTCACGTCCAAGGTCAGTAACCTGTTTAGCTAATTTATTAAAAGACTCGATGTTATCTTCACCAAGGTTAGTTTTAATTTTATCCAATGCTTTAAGGTATACTCGTTGCAATTTATCTGCTTTTACTTCTGCTTCTGTTGCCCAGTGGATAATTGGCTTCATTTGTGGAATATATTTTTCAATCATTTTGATTGGAGAACGCAACCACTTTTTAAATGTATAGCCAGAAATATTGCCTTGTTTTGCGTCACGTGTTTCAAATGTGATATTGTCATTTTCTTTTTTGAGTAGTTTTGCCGCTGCTTCAGAGAAGGAAGGCAATGCCTTGGCAATAGGGTTAACTTCTTTACCCTTTTGATATAAGATAACGTCTTCTGGTGCTTTTTGTTTTTCTAATTTTACAATTTCTTTCATGACATACTGAGCTTTATTGTCTACATCATCAGTGATGGTAATGATAGGAATACCATGCATATTAGCACCACGCTCAATATATGAATCTAATTGTTTATAATTGGTTTCGTCTAAAACAATGTATTTAATGTCATTGATATTTAATTCATGTAATTTAGCTTCACCATATCCAGTACCAAATTGTTTTAAGTCTTGTCTTAGTCCTTCGATTGCTTTTCTTGTTTTTTCGTCTAGCTGTTGACCGCGTGTTACTTTTCTATACCCTTCTTCAATACTATCTCCTTTTCTCATGCGATATAGAGTATCAATGATAGGTTTGATAGTTGTGCGTGGTTTATCCATATCATCATAGAACGATAAAATATCATTATCGTATGAATCTTCTAATATACGTAGCTCATGTTCTTTAAGTACTGGTCTAATATGTTTATCAATGATTTTCATAGCGTCTAGTATATTGATTGGCTTATTACGAGCATTTGACACAGAAATTTTATTACTTGATAATCGCTTAGGTTCATCACTAACAAATGCTAGTGCTTTGTTGACTAATCGAGTACCATCAATAGCCATACCGCCGTATTCATTTGGTGAATCATCGTTATTAATTGTCTTCGTGTACATGTCTTGTGTACCAAGTACGTAACTATCATTTACAACTTGTTTAGGGTCTAATACGAGTGCATATTCACCATATCCATCAAGAACACTATCATAAGCGTCTTTACCTAACGAATATGAAACACTAGGTTCGATAAGCTTACCTTGGTGGAAAGATTTACGAAGATGTCCTGTATCTTCTCTATGTAGCATAATAGCATAGTGTTCTTCTGGGTGTTCGTCTCTATCTTCAATTAGTGGTTTTGGATTAGTGACTTTAGAAGCAGACTCAAATAAAGCCCCTGTATGAACAGGAGCTAAATTGCCTTGTAAGGTATATGCTAATGTTTCTTCGAGGTTACCTCTTTCACCTTCATAGATTGCTCGCATTAAACTACCTTCGTAAGGAATATTAAATTTTTTGTCTAATTCTTTTGCTTGCCATAACAAAGACAATACAATATTTTCTTTGTCTTTCACAGATAGTTCTTCATCACGAATAGTGTCTTTAACTCTATTTATAGTTAAATTTCTTATTTCAAATAAAGTGTCCTTAGTTGTCTTATCAACTACATCTTTTGCAGAATCCCACGCTCGAAGTAGTCCCCCTTCAAAGTTAGGTCGTTTCGAAATGGAATTTGTTGTCTGAAATCCTCCTTGATTTCCTCTATCGTGTGGTATTGTTTGTCCTTGTCGATGAAGCTCCGTCCGTCCACTATCGCTCCCCAATTGAGTTTGTCCCAATTGATTACCTTGGCGTTGAACTCCTTCTCCGCTACTTCTGCTAGGCATATTCGTGCCACGCATATCGCTATCTTCATTTGCATGCTCCCTAGAGAGAAGTGCTTCGTTTTGTTGAGTGGATAGAACTCGTTCATGTAATCCACCACTTTGCGTGCCATTTGGTTCAACTCGTCCTTCGGACATTTCATTTCTATTAGTATTCGGTTGACTAAACTTTCGATATCCATCAATTTCCTCCTTAATATAATCCGCTATTGAACTAGCAAAATTCATAACTTGTTTTGTGGAACCAGCGTTGTTTAAGTAGTCTCTAAGTGCCGCATGAACCAATTCATGTTGGAAAGAAGTACTACTACTATTAATTCTATCTTCTGGGATATAAATGACACCTAATGCAGAGTTGTATTGCGGTGTTTCGCCAGCGTCAGTTACTTGAATTTCGATGTGTTTTGCCTTGTTAAGGTAATTTACAACCTTTTGGTATTGATTGCCTAAACGGCTTTTTAAAGCACCAAATAACACACTCGCTTGTTGAGGTGTTAAGTTATCAGATGTGTTCAATCCACGATTGATAATGTCGCTCAAATCGTTTGTATTAACGTTTTTTGTTTGTTGTGTTTCTATAGTTTCTTCTTTACCTTTTTGGTAAGATAAAGGGTCTTCTAACGCCTTTTCGACTGAAATGTTTTTAGGTCGTAACAACACTTGTCCGTCAAGTTCATCAATTACATATTCGCCTTTTCCATACAATTTGTCAAGTGTTTTTTGTAAGCCAGCTGTAGAGTCCGTATAGAATATCAACGAACCTGTATCTGAGTTAGATATAGCAGCTTTTAAAATTTGTTCTCGTGCCTCTTGCACAGCTGATTTTGTAGCGTAGTCTTTTAGGTTAGAAGCACTTTTACCGTCAAATGGAGTAGAACTAAGCATTAATTCTGCGTCGAATGACACTTTGCCGTCCTTCTCAGTCTTATTCGTTATACTATCTGTATCAACGCCTATATTTTCGAGTGTGGCTGTAATGTCAGTATTTGGTTTAACGTTCAGTTCAAAATGGAATACTTCTATGTCATCTGTAGGAGTCACTTTACTAAGCGTAATAGGAGATTGTTTGTTAATACGATTTTCCTTACGTTTATCTTCCTTAATAACTTTTGTCTGTTCTACAACTTCATCTTTCTTTTCAAATCCTGTTTTAAAGTACTGTTTAGCAAATGCAATTAACTTGTCTTTTTCATCAAATGGCGTTTTAGTTAAACCATCTTTGCCATCATACATTTTCTTATTGCGGTCATCTCTAATACGATTGCCTTCTAAACCAAACGATTGTTTCGGAAAAGAGCCAGCAATGGCGTACACTAACTGCTTAACTTTAGATGGATTGGATTTAAAGGCTTGGATTGGACCACCAGCACCTTCGATAAGGTTTTCATATTCTTTAGTCAAGACTGTCTTAATAATCTTATTACGCTCACCATCTCTAAATGATGTAACTGGTTGACCAAGCTCTTTACTTAACCATTTGAATACGCTCTTATCAATAGCTGAAGGAGTTTTAAAGATAGCGTCTCTAACATATGCTGGGTGTTTAATTTCACCATTTACATGTGCCTCTACCATGTTGGCAGACGTATCATTTTTATGTTGAGGGATTTCAAAATTATATTCTTTTGTATCACCTAAGTGATTGAAGTTAAATTTGTCAATTTGTTTTTGAATTTGCTGTGCTTCGTTTTGATACCCTTGGTTAGTGACTTTTTCTGTATCTAATTTATTTTGGAATTTAGCAATACGGTCACGGATAATTTGGGCTTCTTTTTCTTTGCCTTCTGGTGAGCGGTCATGATTTTTAAGTTCGCCATCTTTGTTGGTATTGTAGCGAACCATTTCAATCATGTTACGCAACTCTGGTTTATATTTATTATTAGCATTTTTCTCTAAATGAGATAAATATTTAATTGCTTCTTGTGGTGTAATTTTCTTTTCTCTTAAACCAGCTAAAGCACGTTCACCTTCAGTTTTATCATTTTTATATGGGCCACGTTTTTTAGTTTCTTTAACTGGGGCAACCTCTTGTTTTGCTTCCTTTTTAATAACTTCTTTAGGTTGTGCTTTTTTAGCTTTTCCTACGTCAATAGATTGTGCCGTAATAAGAGGTTTAAGCTCTGGATTTTCAGCTACTTTAGCTGATATAGAACCTTTTTTAAACGAAGGTTTCACCTTAGCATTAGCTTGAATTTTAGGTTTTTCTACTTTAATTTGTTTCTTAGCTTCTGCGATTTGTTCCCCATATACTTCGTTCATTACCTTGTTATATAGGTTTTTACTCTTCTTTTTAAGGTCTTTTAAAACTTCGTAGCGGTGGATAGGTTTCCCCATTTTACCAAGTTTAACTAATTGATTGGCAATTACTTCTCGTGTTTGTTGAATCTTTGCTTTATCACGTGGGTCGTTTTCGTCTAAGTTTTTAAAGGCTTCTGCGTATGCTTGGTTAGCTTTAATCACGTTAGCATTATCAGCACTACGTTTTAATAAGCCTGTTTTATCGTTATTCTTCTTGCCTTCCTCAATTGAGCGAACATGATTTTGAATATCCTTCATTTCTTGTTCAGAATAGTTTTGTGTATTGATACCATTCTTACGAAGATATTCGTAATCTTTGCGGACTTTACGTCCGTATTTTTTATCGGCTTCACGTTCTGCGATAGCCTTACTAATACGATAGCCTGTTTCTTCCGCTCTATCTCCATATAGAGGGTCGAGGAAAGGTTTATTTACAGAATCTTCATAACGGGAAGAATATGCTTGTCTATTTTCTTTTTCTCGTTGTTGTGCTTGTTTGGCTTGTTGACGTCTACGTGCGTCAGCTTCTGCTTTCTCAACAGCAAGATTTGTATCATTAATGTTTTGACGGATAGGATTATCAGACAACAAGTCATTACGCTGTGCGTCTGATAGTTTATATCCTACTTTATCTGCACGTTCAACGATATTCTTTCCGTCCATAGGGTTGTAGTTATCTACGTCATTTTTCTTACGTAGAGTAGATACTAAAGTAGATGAGGCTTCATGTGCTTCTTTCTTTGTAAGACCAGCGTTCATGAAGTCGTCCATATACATATTATTGGTAAGCTTTTTAGGTCCTGTTTCGTCTGTAGAATTATCCCATAAATCTACGATACGATTTACTGTATCACTAACAGCTTGTTGTTTATTTGCAATATCAGCGTCAGAATATCTGTTCTTTTGAAAACGTGCTGTCATAGTGTCTAGCACATCGTCATAATCGCCACGTTCTTGCGGTGCTAACTGGTCTGGCACCATTTCTGACAAGTCTGTAATACCGTTAACATCAGTATTGTCTTCAATACTACGAACAGCAGATACTGGTGCCTCTACGTTTCCGTATGCATCGTCTTCTGTGTCAATATTATTAACGTTGTTGATACTTGTAGTATTGTTAAGATTTGTCTCTTGTGGGCTACTGTCTATACTGTCTTCCATAGAGACAGTAGGATTAGAACGAGATGAAGCCCAGCCACGACCAGTATTTACAGCACCACCAATACCACCTAACATTAATGAACCAGCAAATGCGTCTTTACCTTGGCTAATCATTTCATCGGTCCATGTGCGTGGGTCATAAATATGTACGTTTGCGTAGTCTGGGTTACCTAATGCTTGTTCTTGAATTTCTTGTTGCCATGCTTCAGTTAAACCTTCGCCAGTGGCACCAATCATAGCATTACCAGCCCAAGCACCAGCTGTTTTAGCCAGTACTTTGCCACCAGTACCAACAGCCATAGCGGCCGAGATACCTTTCATTGGCATACCTAGTGAGATTTTATCTGAAGCATAGTTTAATACAGCTGGGGCCCAGCCATCGTCAAAGGCTTGGTTACTAGCGTCCCATGCTTCTGTATGGTCCATGCCACGACTTAAACCAGTCATATATGTATCACCAGCGTTACTAGCATTTTCAACTAGACCACCGACTGCAATACTACCAGCTGTTTTAGCGGCTTTAACGCCATATCGAATCGCCTTAGACCCTTCATATGCTCTAAGTGCAAACTTACCAACACCTGTTAATGCACCTACAACACCACCAGCAGTAGTACCAACACCAGGTATGACAGAACCAATAGCGGCGTCAGCGGCGGCTGATGTAGCGACATCAGTAGCCAAACTAGGAACAGATGAACCTAAAGCTTGAGCGGCTTGGTTAGCACCATACCATAAATACCCATCAGTATCTGCATTGCCTGTATAAGCGTTACGAGCGGCTATATCACCCATTTGATTAGCACTATACATGGCTTCATTAGCTAACCAGTCATGACCATTGTTTTTAGCCCAACCAGATAACTCACCAAATAGTCCGCCCATAGAACCAGCTAGACCAGATTGAAAGCTGTCAATTAAACCATCGTTCTCGCTTGGAATATAGCCAGAATCATCGAGGGCTTGTTTACGCTTCATGGCATTGTATTGAGGACCATATGCAACGTTATATAGGTTATCGCCTAGCAACTGTCCTAAAGTAGGCATTTAATCACCCCTCCTGTATAAATAATCTATTCTTTTTTGTTAAGTTTATCAATGATGTCTTGGCTAGTACTGTAATCCAATTTATTACCACTACTTGAATTTTGCATATGATTAATTTGGTATGTATAATCATTACCAGCTCGTCGCAACATTTCCATTGAATATGGAGTTGCTTCAACTGAACCTAATTGTAAAATTAAGTCACCATATCGACGATTTAATTCATTGACATCATTTTGAGAGAATTGTTCTTTATCAGCGTTTTCAGATAAGTATTCACCAAATCCGCTTAATTGTTTATCGACGTATTTATCGCTACTGATAAGGCTAGAACTGCTACCACCACCAGAGCGACCACTGCCACCAGCACGAGCGGCTGTAGCGGCGGCTTTAACTGCCACCATGTCACGTTGAAATTGACGTGCTTTTTCAGCCTCTGATGCCTTAAATGCACGTTCGTCTGCAAGAAGTTGGTCTTGTCTAGCAAACTGTAATCCCATTTTAGCCATGTCGTTTTGTGACATATAACGTCGTGCCATAGGACTCAAACGCACACCAAGAGCTTGTCCTAAACTTGCAAGCATTTCTGCATTAGAGCTATTCTTGCTATTAGCAATCATCTGTGCTAGTTGACCAGCACCAGTTAATTGAGTTGATTGGTTATTTAGCTTAGCTTCTTCCTGTGCCTTTGCAATCGCTGATTGCATAAGTTGTTTATCACTTTGAGCATAGAAAGGAGACGCTAGTCTACCACGTGCTAAGTGATGTGCTTGTGTTGATAATGCACTACGTAATGCGTCGTCACCAGCGGCCGATACATTTTGTTTTGGTGCATTAAGGATACCCATAACTTGACCAAAGTCAATTTGCTCTTTGGGGTCGTCTAATTGGAATTGAGCCGCTAAATTAATAGGCGACTTACCTTGTTGAGTGTAGTTAACAGGGATATTAGAACGTCCACCGCCACCAATTGATTTAACATAATTACGAGTTTCTTCAATTGGAATAGTATCTGGTGAACCGTCCCAGCCATTACTAATCCAGCTATCAACATTACCAGGACCAGCATTATACGCCGCTAAGGCTTTAGTGATGTCTCCGCCATACTTTTGCAAGTTTTGGGCGATGTATTTAGCACCGCCCATTGCACTTTGGTATGGATTTGTCATATCTTCAATGCCTAAATCTCGTGCTGTATCTGGCATTGTTTGGAATAAGCCTGTAGCACCAGCAGAGCTTACGGCAGTTGGGTCAAAACCGCTCTCTTGTCGAGCAACACGAGTCAGAAGGTCTAGGTCTACGCCAGTACTATTGGACGCTTGAATAATAGCATCTTGAATATTACTAGGTACGTTCCCGTATTGAGAAAAATCCATAAACCCTCCTTATCCAAGCAAACCAGGCATATTTGCTTTGTATTGATTGTATGTTAAGTAATCATTATCATGTAAGCGTTTGCCAGCGTTGATATCCTTATATTGATTCCAGTAATCTTGTTGTTTTAATAGACCAGCGTTAATGCCTTCTGCATTTGTTGGTGTTAAAGCTGGGCCATTATAACCCATTGCCGATAATTTAGCGTTACCACTAGCCCAGCCAGTACTATCGCCTTTATCAAGTCCCATCATTGCTTTTGTTTGGTCTAAAAACCCGTTATATTTATTTGCTTCGTCATTAGCAAATTCATTATCTTGATTTTTAGCTTCGCCACGTGCCATACGGTTATCTGCTAGTAAGCCTAACCCATTAGCTACTGCATTACCAAATTGGTACCATGGGTCTGATTTTGGGTCATACGGAATGTATAGCATTAAGTTCCTCCTCGTTAAAACCTTCTACAACAATGCCGTTTGCATAGAACATATTAGAACCTGTGCAAACTAATTCATATACTGGTACGATACGACCAGCTTTAAAGTCGATGATATGTTCAAATCCACTATCAGTAAGTACTTCCATACCTTCTTCAAGTTCGTCAATAGCTTTGAGGCCGTCTCGTGTCCATACTGTTTGTGTGTGAGTTGTTTCTAATGAATGGTTGTCTGTAATCAAGTGCATAGTTTCTCGTTCTCCACATTCAACTACTTTAAGCACTTTCTCAATACCATCTTTAGCCACAACAATATCTCCCTCATTAATTTCATTAATAGGGATATAGCCATAGTCCGTTTCAATTTCAATTTCAGCTGGGAAACAAGCTAGATAAGCACCAACGCCTTGCATTAGACCTCCGAAGAAACCAGAGCCATTTTGTGTTACATAACCACGTCCATTATTCATTTGACTGGTAGCTTGTAATGCGTCTGTGTTTGATTTGTTTTGACCTTGGGCTAATTGTAAATATTGTTGAGGATTTGCAAATGAATACATATTTGCCTTGTGAGCCAGTTCCAAAGGATTGAGTGCGAATTGATATTTTTGGTCCAACAACCCTTTCTGCGTATTGATGTCTTCGCTGTAATCCTTCGACATTTGAGCGGCGATATTTTTTTGCATATCGTTTGTTGCAGAATTTAGTCGTGAACTATCCACAATACCTTTCCTAGCCATGGCTGAGAGTTGCTGGCCCATCGTATTTTCATAAATACGATTAAAGTAATTTGTTTTTGCGTTGGCGTATGCGTCTGGTAATTTACCAGTTGCTAATTCAGCTTGTTCTTTACGTAGATTGTCTACATCATTTACAGTTTGACTATAAATAGATGACCAATTAGGGTTAACCACATCGTTTAGTAATGAGGTACCACGAGATACAAGCTGGTCTATACTCGGTTGAATTGAAGCTAAATACGCTTGTTGTTGGCGTAATAGTTGTTTTTCTTCCTCGGATAGAGGGCGTTCATGATATGAAGAACCACCTTTTTTACCCATTAATTAACCTCCCTTACGAAGTAATATTGCCATTGTCCACCTAAGAATTTTTTCTCTTTTAAGGTAGACTTAGTTAATCGTGCATATGCTTTAGGATTATGAGGAGTAATTGTTGATACTCCCTTTAACCCTAAGCGTTTTGCATAAGCTTCCATAGTAGGAAATGCTTTTTTAAAATCTATACTAACGGGACCACATTCTAAATATTCTCCACATACGCCATATGTAAAGAAAGAGCCGTCCTCGAAAATGTGAATAAATGGATACCATTCTAGGTCCCAATCGTCCCAGAAATTACCCATTTTCTTGTTGTATTTTTTAATCCATTTCACAATGTCTTCGTCTTTAGCCATGTGACATCTCCATATAAAAAAAGTGGCACCCTTTTCAGAGTGCCGTTATATTATCCATATGGGTTTCTATTTGATGCTCCTGTTCCTTTTAGGAAATCATCATGTTTACTACTTCGTTTTTTAGCTCCGAAACCAGAGTTGCGTCGTCCGCCACCAGAAGAACCTTGGCTCACTAAAGCCTCGTTTTCTTTAACAATGTCAAATGATACGAATTTAAAGACAATATTGCTGTCCGTTTCAAATTTAAACTGTAGTTTTGGCGAACGTATTTGACTCTTAAATTCTTTTTGTTGCTCTTCGGTAGTCCATGAATGATGAATTACAGTTTCATTAATAGAAATATCACCGCTACCAGCGGTATCTGACATTACGTCAATATATGTTCTGTATACGTTCATTTGGTGTGTATCACGAATTTCACCGCTTTTAATTTCTTGGTGAATGGTTGTCTTATTGTCATCGTGGTTGTCCCACCGTAATTCATACAATGACCCACTTGTATCATTCTCGTTCATAGATACTAAAACGTGATAACGATTTTCACATATTGATGTAATCTTATGAGGAAATACCCATTTACTAAAAGCTTTAAGCCCGTAATGATATACATATACTGTATTTCCACTATCTCCGCTTATCACTAATTGTTTGGTTCTACGCAAGTCAAAAATAAACGGATTATCTACTCTTCGTTTAATAAGAGGATTACACTTTTCGCCAATGTCTTTAGGTTCGAAATTGGAGTATGTAAGAGATGTAGCATACGATTTAAGTCCAGTAGTGGACATAAATACTACGTCTTTACCTAGGTTGGTACAAGCATGCCGTGATATAAAATCACTCTTACTACCTAGTTGCATAATATTCCAATCACTAGGTTCATTTTGTACTGTATAAATTAATCCGTTATTTTTAAATACCAATAAATCAGTAGCCAATTCAGCTACACCAACAATGTCCCCACCGTCTTTGTATCCTACGTTCACGTCTTTTCGTGCGGAATCATCGTTGGAATTTTCGTGCCAGTCCTCCTCATCGCCAATAGACGAATAGATTAATAAATCTTGTCCAGATTTAGATACTACTACTCGACCAGAACGTGTAAACACAATGTCTGCATTTGGTGATTCAGCAATTTCAGATACAGTTTGATAGTTGTATTTTTGTAATTTACCACCACTTGCCATCAAAAGATTGCCACCAAATTTAGTACATGTTGGACGCTTTGCGTCTCCATTTAGAGTTCCGATAAATTGAGGTGTTTTGCCAAACTCATATCTATAAATTTTTTTATTCTCTAAGAAAACAAAGAAATCGTTCATCTCGTAGTCGTTATAGATATAAGTAATTGGAGAGTCGAACGTATGTAGAGGGGAACCTAATCCCCTCCGTGTACGTAATTTATCGCCCTCAATATCAAATTCGAAATTCTCTAAGTTTACACATTCATTTGTTTTAAGGAATTCTGGTGATTTAGCGACGTTCATACCACCTGTTAAGTCAACGAGAGTAACAGTTTGTATGCGTTGGGATTTGCCAACTTTTTTCGCCATAGATTATAGATGTTTTGCTTGACCATTTCGTCCGACAATTTGGACTGTATTATTAACAACGTCAAACTGAACTACATCTTTCGCATTTGCTGTAATACATGGGACAGAAGTTGTTCCTTTTGTAGCTATACCGACAAGCATATTTTTAGGAGCGATAAATGCGATTTTAGATTTTGGACTTGTTGAATCTAAAGGTTTATTTGGTAAAACAACAATTAAATTATCGCAACTAATATGCCAGTACTCTTGTTCGATAGTCAAATATTCTAAGTCGAAGATTGAATGAGAGTCTCCATTAGTTGGCTCAAAGTTGATAGATATACCAGATGATGAATTATTTAATTTGAAAGTCCCATCAGCACTTAAATCCAACACAAGCGTTTGACAATCACTAATATTGTGTTCCGCCACTAATTGACTAATGTCATTATAATTAAATGATGTTGGACTCTTAGCTTGTTTTAACCACAATTGGTTATCTACTTCTCGGTAATCAATTGCATGAGGGCCATCAATGCTTTCGTACGCTGGGCCACTGGCAATTTCTACAGGAGTATTTGCTTGAATACCAGGAATAACCAAAGTGGATTTAACTTCGCCTTGCCAAATAGCTTCTAAGGTTACAGAACGTTCGTCCATTGGGTGAGATAATGTAAATGGATACGAAAATTGGTTGTTGTTCGTAATAGTATATGTATTATCTGTGCCTTGCTCTTTAATGACGAGCCCTTCTATGTGCATACCGCTCACTTGAACTATGGTATCTCCGTACTTAACTGGCCCACGAACTACAAATTCTGCATATTTGAATAAATCCGAGAAGTTAGCTTTGTCGATGATAAGATTTAATACATCTGTTAAGCTAGAACTATTCGGCAAATAACCACGGCTTACAAGCATGTCGTACACGTCTTTAACGTCCGCACCACTACCAGGGTCACCCTTATCTCCTTTAGGTCCTTTTAATTGTTCAATTTGTTCTGGAGTTAAATCCTCAAATCGTAATGATTTACCAGGGTCTCCTTTTTGACCTTCATGAATTTCAATTGTTAAAGGTCCGTTTTGAACTAAAGTAATCGGTTGTTCCATAAATCCTCCTTAACGTTTAAGTTTATTAAGTATATTACTACTTAATAAATCCATAAGTTTGTCCATATGAGAAACCCCACTGTCTCTCATATTTTCTACGATAGATAAAAACTCACTGTAGCACGTGTAACCAATAGTAAAGGTTACTGCTTTCATACCGAGTACAATACCACTATTACCAAATGCATGGTCAATCATGACCGCTGCCGATAATAACAATGCGTACTGTATCATCTTAGAAAGAAAGCCAGTGCCTAAGTGAGATGTTGTAATTTTGCCAGCTCTAAATGCTGGTATCCACCCTCTAAATTTATCGATTGTTGTAATATTTTCTTGTGGTATACCTTGTTCTATTAAATACTGGTTGCTAATTGCAAACCATTTAGTAATAATATCCAAGACTAATAACCAGAAAATACCCTGGGCGACGTATGCGTAGTCAGATTGGTGAAAAGATAATATTAGAGATAATGCTGTGCCAGCCATAACTTTAATCTCCCAAAAATTTAATAATCGATACATTTGTTCAACCAACCGTTCATATACGTCAAAAATGTCAGCCAGTATTACGATAAATATGCCAGTAAGAAATCTATACGGAGGTGGAAAATGAGTATTAATCCAATCTCTCAACAAACCTCCTTAATGGTATGAAATACCTGGACTAACTAAAAAAGGTCCTTGAAGAATACGCTCATGCTTACCACTAGCGTTGATTTGCACAACGTCATAGTAATAGGAAGCTAACTCTCCATAATAGGACCCATCTGTATCAATTTGAGAAGTGACTTCGTGTGTAAAAGACACTTCTACCAGACCATGTTCTGGTTCTGGTGTTGTACATTCCGCTTCTGCCAAGACAGTTTCACTTTCTGCGTTTTCACGCACCTTGCAGACATAAGAAAAGCCAGTAATATCTACTGGCTCTTTTTGTGCGTCTTTAATTACAAGTTGAAAAGAAAAATCGTCACCTTGGTTAACAACCAATTCGTGCGTAGGCGGTGATAATTTTCGTTTTGCCATAAACCTCCTATTTCATGTCAGTACAGAGAAAACGATAAGAAATAAACCATGCAATAGCTCCTACTAAACCACTTGTGCATAATCCTAATAAGAACCGACCAATATCTCCACGAAGTAACTCTTGGAAAGGGTCATACAACGTATATAGTAGAAATGCAGTGGCTGGCATCATACCGATAATTTTGTTCATAATATCACCTCTTGTTAACATGAAGATACTATAAAACATAGCGTTGTGTCAATTGTTAAATATACACTTCGTCCCTTGTAATTGGGAAATCATTGTCGTATTTATGTTCCGCTACAACGTACGTTTGTTCAAAATTACCAAAGTCTGGATTTGGGTATGCACGTGTGTCCCAAACAGCGTCTACTGTGTTGCCGTTAATATGATACTCATGTAACCCAGAATTCCATATCATAAACACGCCCATCTTTTCGGCATTAAATACATCATGTGTAGTTGGTTTTTGCGTTGCCTCCGCATACGTCCAATCCGTATGGTGACTGCCAGCAATTCGCATATAATGTAAATTACTACTAAATAATGTATCGCCCTGTGGACCATAAATCTCCATGCCAGATTTAGCGTTGCTGTTCAATTTGTTGGAGTATACATATATTTCAATGTTTTTTATTACGTCCAATATATTATGAGGAGGTTGAGCTTTAAACTCCATACGTATAACAGGAATATTCTGTTTATCATCGCTAAGGTAGTAATTTTCGCCCATACCAAGAATGATATATGGGATAGGACAATATATGCTATATGTATAGAATTCGTCTACAGCTCTATTTCTAAGAGATAGAGCAATAGTAGCACTATTATTATATATAGAAATACGAGGAGCATACCAGAGTGTCGGTTGCTGAAGTTTAAGCTTAGATGGTATCGGACCAGAAAATTTTAAACGATGCTTTAAATGGATACACGTTTGTGTATCTTCTAAATTTACATGGTGATTATCATTAATGACTGCAAATGTATCCATATTAATATACTCCTATTAACAATTTTTGGTCAGTTTGTTTACCAACCAATTCATCATTGGTTAGTTTAAATGTAACTTTATTGCCATTTACAATACGCCTATAACCTCCAGATACATGATTTGGATTGTATGGAATCACAGGGTATGGATTAAATTCACGCAATGTAAATATATGTTGTCCTTCATAAATAGGGACTTCTACAGTAAATGTCGGTACAATTTCAGTGAGGACCTTTGTCCAAACTATTTTAGTTAATGTTGTTGTAACATCAGCAATTATATTGCCATGTTCGTCGAATACTTCGATTCCAGCTGGCACTTCTTTCTTCCTCCTAAACAATTTATGAAATAGTTTTTTTAAAAACCTCATAATCACTCCCATAATCCTAACCTCACTCTGAGACGATTTTGTTCGTCGTAAACTTCAATCAAGTTATCTTTAATAACTGTTCTAGCACCAGTATCTGCTGTTTTTAACTCGCCGATACGTGCTGTGATAGTGGATAAACTTTCTACTTGTAATTTATCACCAGTGATAGCGTGTGATTGTATTTGCTCTGTAGTAATACTACCAGCTTTAATTCTATCCCCAGCAATACTATTAGCAGATATTTTGTCACCAGAAATACTACCAATAACAATCTTATCGCCAGTAATTGTATCAGCTTTCAACCTGTCGCCAGTGATAGTACCAGTAGCTATCTTCTCTGCTGTAATTTCTCCAGTTTTGATTTTATCTGAAGTGATAGCATTAGCGGCGATTTTATCACCAGTGATAGCATTGGCAACTAATTTATCCGTTGTAATAGAACCGTCCGCAATCTTTGTCCCTACAACTGCCTTGTCACCAATATATTTAGAGACTATTACACCGTTATCAAATACTGTTTTTTCGGTAATATGGACAGCTTCTGGCGGGATTTCTTCAATTGTAGACTTTTGTACTATCTTAGACATTTCACCTTCGCCAAACACGTCTATAAAGCATACTTTGACTTGATAGTCCCCTGTAGAGCAGTTAAAGCTAAATTTGTTATCTTGAACGAAATGCTTTTCATTATTAATATACACATTAGCCCCATAGCAATCTTCTGGGATAACATCAAATTCTACGTATAGGCCTTCAAATATAGGCACAACTTGGATTGTAGTTGGAGCATGAGGAATTGGTTTAGAATATGATATTGTACTAGGAGCTGAATATGAATTACCTACACCCTTGTTATATAAGTAAGCTGTGCCTTGACGTGCATACGGCATAGCTATAGAGTTCCATGAAGTTGTTAAATCCAGGCGATTATATACTGCCCCAGGATTTTGGTCTAGTCTTAACTCTGTCCACTCATAATCGTTTTGAGGATACTGCTTCCACGACCAATACGCTCCACGTTTATCAAATACAACTGTAGCTTCGTATGGTGATTTAGGGATATATTTAGTCTCAGCAATGTAGTGCAAAGCAATTGGAGCTTTGCCACTAATAGATAGAGCGTTTCTAACATCTCTACCTCTAACACGAATCCAATATTTTTTGCCAATATCTACATTATCTAACGTAAACTGATTAGTGCGAGTTGTATCATAATGACGAACTGTATCTTTTTCTTCGAACATTTCTAACGTATCATGAAAATCACCAACTTTTACATCAATGCTTACGCCAGCATATTGTTTAATTTGAGACGAATCCCAACGTATCAACAATGATACTGACCCATTAACAGCCTTTTCTTCGACTGTAATATTAGAAATCTGTTCATCAAAAGTATCTGGGTTATCAGCGATGACGTTAAAGTAGCTCTCTACTTTTTTAATCTGGTCGTCTAACTCCCCAGCAATATTTTTTAAATAGCTTTTTAAAAGCGAAATAAACTTCCTACCGTCGCCTTGTATAGAAGGAGGTAGTTGATTGACGCCATTATCAGACATACTCACCTCCTTATAATAAACCTACGATAGCCTCTACCATATCTTGTTCAACGTCCATATTAAAGCCGTGGTTAGACATAGCGAGAATAATAACTAATTGTGCAATAATATCTCCAAATGCTTCGTTACTAAAAGGAATTTGGTCTGTATCTGCATTTACAAACTTTGGTTTTTTGTAGTAACGGACTTTAAGAGGGACTTTACCATAGACTTCCACGGAATTATCTCTGACAATGAGCGGAGCTTGGTTAGTAGCCCTGTACCAGTCAGCTGGAGCAGTATCATTAGCTTGCGTGAATGTAACATCTCCAATTACCTCGTAATACCCATGGTCAATTAATACATGCCAAATAAAGTTAATAGCGTCATTAATATAAGCAATTAATTCTTTATCTTCATAACCACTTTGGAGATTATCACTTAGACGGTCTCGAAGAGCCGCCTTATCCATTAGTTCTCTTACCGTCATCTTCTTTCACCTCACCTGTAATAGATTTAATATCATATACTGTATAGGTAACAAGTTGTCGTTGTTGGAGAATTTTATCAAATGGAATTTCATCTGTTAAGTTGTGAACGTGTTTGCGACTAGCAAAGTATCGAACAATCATCGTGCCAGCATAATTTGGGTCCATGTGTTGGATTTTTACACCATCTGTATCTTGGATAAAGATAACAGGGAATTGTCCACACAAGGAGATAAAATCATCTGGACGAAGTTCTTTAGATGTACCATTAAGAGTTACCTCTTTTACTAACTCTGGGTTACCATCTTGAGCTAATTCTTCACTAAGTCTATCAATGGCCACGTTTAAACTCATTATTAGTTCTTCGTCTGACAAACTAAGTTTCTGCATATCGCCTAGTCGTTGACGAACCAAAATCAACAAGTCATTTGTTGTCATTGTACCTCCTATACAAAGAATGGCATTGGTCGCTCAATAGGACCACTTGATTCGCCAGCTACCATTTTTTGAATTTCAGCTGATATTAAACCAGCCACAGTATCTGCTCCAAAATTACCATTAAGTAATCCTAGACTATAGCGTGAGAACATGTCGAATAAGACATAAGGTAAATCGATTTCATCATCGATATTCTCAATGGGGTCTAAGATATAGGTATATGCCATTGTAGCTTCTTTATCAATTTTGATAGTATTACCAACAAATTTGTATTTACCATCGAAGTCATCTTCAAACGATTTAAACCCACCAAAGTCATTTGGTAAATTAGCCTTACCATTACGTGGCTTTAGCTTAACTTCTTTAGTAATCCAAAATGATTTAGCATTGATGAGAGCAAGGTTAACATACCGTAATACGATATTTAGAGCGTCTATAATTTCTGGGTCACTATGTTTACGATTAGCATTTTCTCCTAACCCATATAGAACAGAAGTAACCACATCACGTACTTCAATCATAAGTACCTCTTGATATTACCAGTCGTAGTCCTAAATTCTGGATTTTTCATAATCCATTTACGAATCCACATTTCGTATTCTTTTTTGTCCTTACCTTGACACTCCTGTGCCATAATGAGTTCAAAGTCACTCATAAAACGATGGCGAGGAATACGAGCAATGACTTTAGCTTGACCGTTCAAGTTGCCTTCAAGACCACTGTCACGCTCCTCTTTTACTTGCTGTAAAACATCAGATTCGTCAAAGGTATGTTGAATACTCCAGGTGTCTTTCTCGACTGTAACCTTTGTGTCTATTCTCATATATCACCCTTTAATCAAAAAAAATAAGGGGGTAGAATTAACTACCCCCAAGGATTATTTGGAAATGCCGTACAAGCGAGCATTTGCAATTGGTGCAGTACATTCGAGAGTAGCTGTACCTGTAATTACGGATTCTTTGTATGTACCTTTACGTTCCAAATCTTCGTTATGGAATGGGATAAGGTAACCAAGTTTCCAGTATTGCAATTCAAGCAAGTCTACAACGTCATCTGCGTATAGACGGTGAGCAACCAACTCAATTACACCGAAGTCTGTTTCAAGAACATCGATAACTTGAGTTAATTTTTTAGCTTCCATCGCAACATTACGTTGAGAGTTAGCTGTGAATGTAGACGCTTTACGTTTGTTTTTACCAGACATAACAGCGATATCTACGTCACCACCACGGCCCCATACTGCTTGCATAGCGTCATTCAATGATTCCATTGTAAATTCGCCAGCTGGATTCAACGCTTTAGCGTCGATAGCATTGCAGTAAGTCAATTCCATTTTACCAGCTGTAACAGCGGCAGATGGTTTAATTGGAGTGCCAGGAGTAGCGGCAGAGTCTTCTGCTGTGGCATGCAATGTGAACGTATCTTTGTCGATAGGTTTTACGAAATATTGTGTATTGGCTTTGTATTTAGCGTCCAAAGCAGTTGAACCTTTACCACGGACGATAACTTTATCACCAGTTACGAAACGATGGTTAGCCAAGGTTACTACACCTTGAGCGTCTACAGTTACTTCAGAGAAGTTGTCCAAGAAGTAAGGGATACCACCGAAACGACCAGCAGTAGTTTCATCAAATGGTGCTTTAACTTTATTAGATACGATAGCATATTCAAGGTCACGACCAATTTCTTTAGAAGCTTTCAACATTTGATATGCTTTTTCGTCACGGACACCGTATTTCTTGATAGCTTGAGTGATATCAGAAACAGTGTAGCCATGTTCAAATTGTTGTGTAAAGTTAGATTCACGTCTACGTGGAGTAGCTTGACGAGTACTGAAATCATGTACTTCAAGAGTAGCGTTATCCATTGCTGGACGTAAAGAATCACACAACCAACTATGTTCTGTATTGTGTACAGAAAGTTTCCCGAATCGGGAAGTTAAAAGTGTTTGGTCAGGGTCGATATTAGTAATGAAATCCAGATATGTTAATCTTATGCTTTCACATAAGTCCAGACTATATTATCCTTATGCGGTTCTAGCGTATAGTCGTTGGGAGTTATCATGCAATCTCAATTGTTTGAAGTGATTAAAACGATTTTGCTTTCTCATTAAATGGAATACAAAATCAGATTTTGCTAGTGACTTTAAGTTCACTCTAAATCCGTAAATGTCTTTTTTAGGTGCTTTTTGCGGAATTTCTATGAGCTTTTTCGTTTCTATTCCTACTAAAGTAAAGATTTTTTTAATAGCTAAAGCCCACATGAATGTTGTTCTGTAACCACATTCAAAGTTCCAGTTGCTTCCGTTTGTTCTTGCACTCATATATCCATCGCTATCCATAATGCCTTCTAAAAATGCAAGTTGCTTATCTCGGTCCCAGGAAAACACATATTCTGGAACAAGTTGTTTTCTGTGGGTGTCTTCGTATATTTTTTTAAAATATATATTACCGACGGAGCAAGTATATACGAGATTGTCAGAGGAAGTTCTCCTCTTTGCTTCTTTCACTTTTACATTACGTCCAGTCTCAATTGATAGAATACTTGCCGTGTAATCTACAAAATCCTTATCAATTGCCTGTAAAGTGAATATGTAATTATTGTCACTTCTTTTTTCTATATGGCCATCTCCAAAATAGAGGCCAAGCAGATATGCATAATTCTTCTCTGCTGATTGCCCATTTATCATATGAACATCTCCTTTATTTTCACACTTGGGTAAAAAGAGCTTTAGGGGTTTCCAGCATATGGCTAGATTTTATATGAACAATTTCATTTATTCATGTCTTCAACCTTACCAACCACGTTGTAAGACTTAACAGCCGTTTGTTGGGACAATTAAGTACCTCCTTATTTAGAAAAATATCCTAGTTTAGAAATAATATCGGCTTGTTGGTCCACAGATAATCCACGTAATTTAGAATAATCAATTTCTGTTGACGGACTACCTGGTGGAACAGTAGCGGCACCAGCACCCTCTACAAATGGCGGTTTCATAGATGGTTTTGCCTGTGGTACTGGTTGTTTTCGTTGAATTGTTGGTACTTGGTTAGCACCATAATACTCATTACGCACAGCTGACATGTATGCGTCAATTGTTTGCGAATCATAGTTATCCATCGCCTGTTTAATCTGAACAGCTTGTGCATAAGGTAAGTTATTTAGTTTTTCCAACGCCAATTGATTAATAGCTTGGAAGTTAGGGTCTTGGAAATATTTACCCATTGTATGATTAAAATTGTCTACCACACGTTGACGGTCTGCTTCTTGTTGACGAGCTGCATAGATTTCAGCTTTAACGTTAGCAATACTATCAGCGTAAGCCGCTTGATGTAACGGATTATATTCATCAAATTCCTCCCCTAATGCATTTTGGACCTCTTTACGAGCGTATGCGTCTAGTTGAGTGTAATAATCACGTTGCGTAATTTGTGGTTGTTGCGGTTCTGTTTGTTGAACTTGAGGTTGCACTTGTTGAGCGTTTACATTTGGTTGTACTTGAGGAGCTTGGTTATACTGCAAATGGCGTCGTTCTTCTGCGAGAGCTTGCGTTTTACGAGTATAATCTTGATTTCTCATGTATCCATGCAATAACTCGTCAAGGGTTACTTCTTGTTCTTGTCCATTCACTTTGACAACATAAGTTTCTGGTTCTGCTGGTTGTCCTTCTGGTTCAGCTGATTCACCATTAGGGTCCTGTTCGCCTTCTTCTTCGCCATCACCGAATCGACCATTGTTGAAAAATACAGGATTACCATCTTCGTCAATACCAAAATCTGGCACATCTTCTGTATTGGAGTCCACTTCGGGTTGCTCCAAATCAACTTCCGCTTCACCTTCGCCATCGGCGAAAGTTTGCAAATCAAACTTAAATTTTAAATCTTCCATGTTACCTCCTTCACTCCCGTATTGGGTTGGTGAAAACTAAAATTAGATTAGCCCGCCAGACTTAGCGTAATAGTCTCGTACATTATCTGCCCCAGAACCATTACCTAAACTACTAAAGAAACGACCAATAGCAGAGCCGTCCCAAATAGATTGGTGTTGTGCTTGTGCTGGTGCTGATGAGGCCATACTATCGCTATCAAGTTGGTCAAAACCAACGCCGTAAGAAGGTTGAGCTGCTGGTGCTGGTGCGGAAGCTGATTCTTCTCCATAATAGCTAGGTTCACTATAATCGTATGAAGATTGTTCAGCATAAGCTCTAGCGGCTTCTTCTTCAGCTTGTCTACGCAAGGCTTCTTGTTTTTTCAAATACTCTGCATAAGGTGCCTTCAATGCCCCAACACTGTACAAATTTTGAATTTCTTGTGGGTCAAACTCTGTACGTGCTTTCATAGAGCTAATGTCGTCATCTTTCCAACCTAGACCTTGTAATGTTTTATCGTCTGCCCATTGGTAACCCATACCTTCAGCAAATGGGTTTTGGCGACGCCAAGCTTGTTCTTTAGGAATAAGAGCCATACGTTCTTGGGCAATTTCGCCCATTGTTTTAGCTGGCAATTTACCTTCAGCACTGTCACGATAACGTCGTTCTGCTTGTTTACCTTGTCGTAAGATTTCTGCGATTTTAGCAGAGAAATCAGAACTTAAACCAGGGTGTGATTGTTGGTAGGCACGTGTATCGGCTTCATCGGCACGAGCTTGTGCTTGTTCTTTTGTTTCAAAACGGGGAGCCATACTTACAGACATATAATCTGTATTTGGTGCAAATTTACCTTTTTCTGGTGCTACATATGGAGTATTAGCTTCCATACGAGCTTGTGCCACATTACTAGGTTCTTGTTGAGCCTTGTAATCCTGTAGCGTTTGTGGTGCTTGTTGAACACCCGCTTTTTCTGCTAATGCCATAGCAATTGGAGAAGGATTGGCACTACCTCTCCAGTCTGCGAATCGAATTCCCATTTCATTCCTCCTTAGACACCTGGAAAATATCCAGTCCGTTGTAAATACTCTTCTTGCTGTTTAAAGTCAGCAAGTTCTTTATTGGCAATCTGTCCACTAGCAACTGTAGAAGCTAGGAACGATTTAAAACCCTCCGATGCCAGAAGGAGGTTCCTGTACTCCACTAGACGGTCCTCTTGGCACGTTTTGAGGTTGCTGATTATCCACTCTTGATAAGCCTCCAGCCAATCCTCCAGAAAGGTTAGGGCCGCCGAAGCCTCCGCCCCCAGGTTGCCCTGTTGAATTAAATTGTTGATTTCTGTCTGGTTCATTTCCCGCTCCTCCGAATAATACTTGTAATTCTGGTGGTAATTGTAATAAATATTGTGGTGGCAAAATACCGAACTGAGCATAATATTGCAATGCGTCTGGTGGCAATTGGCTCAATACCTGTTGTTTTAACTGTATTTCCATCATCATACGTTGCTGTGTAACGTTAGGGTCAGTGATATAATCACCATAGTTTTTGAAGCCAATACTTTCAATCCACTTTTTAAATAGATTGTAGATATTTTCTGGTGTAGAAACCATGTATCCGCCAGCATTTGCTTGCATTAACGCTGTTAATAGCGTTTGTGTAGCCATGATAGTAGATTCTTTGGTAGCAATACTGATACCAGCATTAACAATTAAGTCAAAACTACCGTCCAAATCTTCTGGACTTATCTTCAATTCTTTATTAGTTAAACGAATTACTGTTTGTTGGTCGATAAACTTTTGATTCAAAGACACCATAAAACGGAATAGTTCAGATAAACCTGTTTCAGCGAACATACGTGCTACTAATTCAAGCCGTTGTGCTGATTGTCCTAAAATAGCACTAATACCTGTAGCTGTTTTATTAAGACTATTAGCGTCTAAACCTTGGTTATAACGAGTAATACCAGTACGGTTTTCTTTTTGTCCTTCAATCCACTCTAAAAATTGGAATGTTTGTGGTGCTAATGGAGTAATATTCATTGGCATAGCCACTTCATTCATTGAATGACCAGCTTTCATACGGATAACCTTACGTCCTTGCACAAAGTCATCAATATTGATAGCAGATTCGTCTAGCAACATCTTAGGGTCATTAGTTAACGCAACGTTTTGCATGATTTGACGTGTTAACGCAACTTTAAGGTCTTGTAATTCGCCAATTAACTCTGCATATGAACGCTTAACCCAAATGCGATGTGGGTCTTTTGTAGGAGAAATCGCAAAGAATGGGTGTCTCCCCATGTAATTTTGTTCCATACGGATAATCGTATCACCACAAATTGTAATAATCATATCTTCTAAAATACCATCGTTATTGATGTCGATTTTTGTATAACATTCATAAATAACCACTTCTTGACGGGCAGTTTGCTCGTCTTTATTTATGTCTACGTAATTATCGCCAATAACCTGTTCTACTTGGTCTACGTTCATACCATTGTAATTGCCGTTAACACGGATATCGTCGATATTAGCGTATACGCCTTGTGCTTCACGCTCACGTAAATAAGACATCGTTACTTTACGTTTATGAGCTACGAAGTTGGCTTCTTCTAAAGACTTAGCGTCTGGGGAATATAGAAACTCACTTACTAGAATATTTTCTAATTTAGGTGCGTTTTTTCGATAATACGGCAATTGATATGTAACAGAGAAGTCACCAAATTGGTCTGGACCTTGAATATCTTCAATGGTTACACCAGTTTGTGTAAGAGCCTGTAGTGCTTCATTATTAAGTACAGCTGTTTCTGTTGTATATCCCTCTGTGCGTTCCCAATAACACTTGATAATACCCATACCAACAATTAAAGAATCTTTCATCCAGTTATATAGCACTGTAAAAAAGTTATTTTGTCGTTGTAGTTGATATACCAACAACTCTTGCATGGTTTCTGCTTTCGTATCATCTTCTTCTGTAACGCCAGCAATGGTAATTACTTCATCAGAGCCAGTGAATACCTTCATCAAAGATGGTAATGCCCATTCAATTGTATCGGCTACGTCTGTAGATACAAGGTCAGAGGTCTTAGAAAGAATAGGGAACTTCTGACGGTAGTAATCTTTATCGGCATAATAAATTTCATAACGTTCTCGAACTGCTGGTTCGACAATGGAAGCTTGATACGCTTCGGCACGTTGAATATCGTTCTGCACGTATCGGACTACTGTCTTATTTAAGTCCTGTAATACGGATTCACTATCCATTTAACCTCCTTAATCAAGAATACAAATAATATTAGAGTGAGCCATTAACAGATATTTTTTACCTTCAATTGTAATTTCTTGTGTATATGGCCCAAATTGAACCACGTCACCTTCTTGAACTTCGTTATGTACCCATTTACCATGGTCGAATTTACCTTCGCCACTAGCAAATACTGTGCCAATGTTCTGTGCTTTTGGTGTGGAACCAAGAATAATACCACTTTCAGTAGTTTCTTCTTTGACTTCTGGGATAACTAATACGTTGTCATGCAATAATTTCATTACATTGCACCTCCTAATGGAATGTCACTTGTACTTACATTACTAAAGTTACTAACAGGCGGAACAGCAATCTGACTAATATAAGCTAAAGCGTCAATCAAGTCATCGTGTAACCCTTTAGGAAAACTTTGTAATTCACTTTCGAGTTCTGTGAGGAACTTGGCTCCCATAGGGAACCACACGCTACCAGTTTTAAACCGTGGTTGAAGAGTAGCAATACGTAATTCCTTACGACTAGACGCTTCTAAATCCTTAACTGTAAACCAAATATTGCGTTTAGGCATTTCTTTTTCTAGGTAATGTTTAACAGAAGCCTGGTATGCTACTTTTTCTACACCTACATAGATAGGTCTATACTTTTGTACCGCTCTAAATATAGCGTCAATGGTTTGTGAAGGGTCATACCTGTCATAATCAACGTCCAAGATAAACCATTTGTTATCTGGGTTTACTGCCACCGTGCAAACTACTGTATAATCGGCACTTTCTTTTTCGGAAATAGCCAAATCGACTGTAGTATAAATAGAACAATCTTCTAACTTTAACTCGTTAGGAGCGTAATACATAAAGTATTCTTTCTTAAACATTTGACGTTCTGGAGAAATAGCAATACACATCTTTTCTCTTTCCCAAATGTCTAGCTTACCTAACGCTCTCCACGCTTCTTTCTCTTCGAGAATTTCCTCTACTGGGAAACGTTCTGGCCAATTGGAAGCTCCTCCGTCGTCCATAACTGGAATACGTAACGCATTAAATTTAAGTAAGTCTTTATTCTCGATAACCTGTTCAATCAAACATTTCTCGCCAAGGTTATTACCAATCATAAAGATACGAGTCTTCTTACCAAGGAAATAAGCGTCTGATAAAAACCAATCGTAGTCATTACTTTGTACAGTATCTGACATGGAATCTTCAACGTCTTGAGGGTCGTCAATTACGATAATATCTGGTCGTTTATCACCCCATAATAAACCACGGATAGAAGAGCCTTTACCATATGCTTCCATACGGACACATATTTCTTCACCTTTCTCGTCGGTAACCACACACTCGAACGCTTTCTCTGATTGTTGCTTAACCTTCACTAGGTTCAAACTTAAAAACTCATTGGAAACGTATGTTTCAGCAATTTCCTTTAATTGCTTACTAGCCTTCGTTTGGTTAGCCATAATAAACACAATATAATTGGCTTTCTTGGAAGGATATGTTAATCGGTATAAAGGAAACGCACGCAATACGTACGAGCTTTTTGCTGATTCACGGAACCCCTCAATGGCAAAATGCTTTTTCTCATGTAACAAAATGTCACTCCACTTATAGTGGAACCAAGCTGGCTCTACTTCTTCTTCGATAGGTAGAAACAATCGGTGGAATGTAACTAAATTTTCTTTCCCTCTCCTAAATGCTTCCGCTATCTTGTCTTGTGCAGTAGATATAAAACCACCTCCTATAGTTAATAAAGCTCATTATCTCTGGAGGTATTTATATATAAGTGTAAATATAATTCAAAAATTAATTTTACTGGTAACGGTCTATTTATATAGGGGGTACCCTTTTGGGAAGCCCCACCCTCTTATAAATCTGGGGAAACTTTAGGAATATTGTGAGAAATGGGTTATAAATCTGGGGAAAGGGTCTCTAAACTGGCGGGGGTGACATGGGGGGCGTGTAATGCGAAGCCCCACCCCTTGGCTAGATGATTCTCAATCTCAAATACAGGGCAAAAAGTAGGCAATTACCGATAAAGAGAAGTAAAAAGGCTGTAAAGCCAGTAAATACAACGATTTCCAGGATATATAACTCATGTGGTTTAGTGTAACCATCGAAAGCAAGCAACCAAGCAAGCAAGTAGATAGTTCTTAGAAAACTAAATATAGGCGAGTAGCTGTATAGGCTATCTGTTAGGGCTTAATCTACTAAATTAATTTACTAACAGAAAAAGAGGTACATATCATGACTACTATCAAAAAAAGCATTAATACAACTACTAAAAAAGCGACTACTACAAAGGCAACTGGCAATACATTCAGTCTTAAAGACAATGTGTTAACATTGAAAATGCACGTTGAGTTTAACAAAACTGAAACGGGCTTGAAAATCAATGATTTAATTACCGACCCGAAAGGATATAAAAAGGCTGTTTTCACTGATAAAGCTGGCAATACTTTAACACTATTCAAAACTGGGTTTGAGTATGAAAGCAAGGTAAAAAAAGAAAAGCCAATTACTGTTGATACTAAAAAACTTGACGTGCTAGATAGTGATGAAAAAGATGCCTTAATGGCTATCTTGGCTAAACTAGCATAACTATAACAGCCTTAACAGGTAGTCTATAGAGCTACTCACCTAAATCACGATGTTATACATATATTAAAGTTTTTCTCTTAAAATCCCGTGTTTTTTGAGAGTACGATATACATATGTTATAGCATTGTGAAGAAAAGTATTTTAAAATTGGAGGATATTATGAAAATCTTTATCAATTCCATGCTTAACTTTGCTTTCAAATCTGCTGTAAAGCGTGATAAATGGGACGCTGTAAACGTTATGGTATCTCATGGTATGTCACATAGAAAAGCTACTATATTTATTGAGGCTTTTTCTCAAGATTTAGAAGATAGTTGGCAAACACAGAAAAGATATTGTTTAATACGTAAAAGTATCTACGGGCGTTATGATACGCCTGTACTTAACGGTTTTAGGTGGTATGATATTTTATAATAAAATTGGCTAGTTTACGGACTAGCCTTTTTTTGCGTTATAATACCGAACATATATGCTATTTATAAATAATAATTAACAAATTGAATTATTGTATACAATATATTAAATTGTATAGGGTTATGAGTTTATGAATACAGGTGCTACAGTCTTATTACTATATAGGGTTATTCTCTTATATAGGGTTATTGATAGGGAATTTATTTTTTCTTTTCCCCGTTTTCACTCTTTGCCGTTGTATTGGCTTGTATCGTGCTTTGCATTGCCTGTATAGGCAACGTGTTATATATTGGCTTATGAGTGAATTGTAACGCTTGTACGTGTTACTATATTTTAAGAATAGCCCTAGAATTGATTATATAGCCCTCTAAGCCCTTTTTTATATCTCGTGAGGTATATCACCCTATCCAATCATTTAAAACACCATACGGAGCGAATAAACGAATTTTATTTATAGGTACATACGTTTGTATGTATCTTTTTTTATTACCTGTATTGATACATTTCTATATATAGATACATGATACAGAATTTATGTTTTCTTATTCCCTGTTTTTAGTTTTATATATATTCTGTTTTCATCTTTATCTCATTTCACTTTTTCACCACTAACATTTATCTTGCTAGTTGATTATCATTGCGAAACCGTCAAGGTGCTTGAGATGTCTATAAGCCAAGAATCCAGCAATCATCACGATTCTGGCGTTTTGAAATTCATGTGCTACAGTGAGTGCAGTCGATGAGTTCGATAACCCAACGACTACACATACACACACTTATGTGTGTAGTGTAAATATCCATGTTTTATTTAAGAAAGGAATGTGCTATGGATATTCAAACAGTCCAAGCGATTGGACAAATCTTAGCATGGTCAACAGTGCTAGTTGGCTATGTAGTTATGGCAATGTTTTTCTATTTTTTATTAAAAAAGTGAGGTAATTTGTGATGAAACAATATGTATTTAACGGAAATATCTATAACTGTGAGTTATTGACTGAAAACATGGAAACGAAGAAACTCTTTTATTTCTTGCGGAATGTACAAAGTCCTAGCGACGTAATTAAAGTCGCTGTGGACGATATGCCAGAGGAATACGTTCCTTGCCTTCAAAAATTCCAAGCTGGCGACATTGTTCGTGTCAACGGCTCTTATATCGACCATATTCAAACAGATATGGAATTTGATGTGAGCTTGCGACCAACAGAGCATATTTACGATGCCGATGGCAACAAAGTTAAAGCTGGCAATGAGTACGTTAGTATTAACGGCGTATTTGTTAAGGTCGGTGAGTACGATTTGTTATGGCAATACAACCGTAATCCAGACATTCTTGACGGTGCAACCTTGGTCACTAATGGTTCTATTAGCTTTATTAGTGGCAAAAAAATGGAAAATCCAATCCGCTTTGAATATAGAAACATGGAAGTTTTTGCTGATGAAAGCGAATGTGTAAAATCAACGCTTTCTGACGAATATGTACCAGAAGCATGGGATAACCGTTACATCGAAGACGGCGATGAAATCATCACCCGCAATGATATTAATAACGGCCTAACTGACGAATATGAAATTTGTGCAGAGTGTGATGACATCTGTCCTACTTCTGATATGACAGATACACATGATGGCCGTATTTGTAACCATTGCCTTGACAATAATTATATTTGGTCTGAGGTCATGGAAGAATACATTCATGAAGATGAGTGTGTTTGGGTCGGTGACGATTGCATGACTGATAGTTATCGGGAAGATAACTATACTCAATGTGAGGCTTGTGGCGAGTGGTTTGACATGGAACGTGAAGGTTGTGAATCCGATGATGGTTATGACCTTTGTGATAGTTGTGCTGATGATTACCGCTTAGAAAATGGTGATGTCTATTACAAAGACAGCGGTTATATCCAAGAGTACCACCCAGATATCAATTTGCATTTCTACGGAAACGGACCTAAATTCTTAGGTTGCGAATATGAAGTTCAAGGCGGTGGCTGTAACAGTAATATCGCAGAAAGTATCTTTGGCGACTATCGTGAGTTTTACTGTTCTCGTGATGGTAGCTTGAACGAAGGGTTTGAGGCGATTACTCACCCATGTTCCCCAAATCATATGTTATCTAATATCGATTGGGAAACAATCGTCGATAAACTCGATAAAAATGGCTATAACGACACTGATGGTGCTGGATTCCATATCCACATCTCCAGAGAACAGTTTAAGTCCCAGTCCCATATCGGGAAGTTGATTCGGTTTTTCTCCGATAATTATCAAGAATTAGTAAACTTCGGTAATCGTACGTGGGATACAGCCAACAAATGGGCAGAACTGACTGACTACGATACAGACGATAAATTCATAGATATATATAGTAACGCTAAAAGAGAAAGATACAGTGCCGTCAATGTTTGGCCATCTGAAACGGTGGAAATTAGACTATTCGGTTGTACTTATCGACCAGAAGTTATTCGTAGTTACATTCAGTTTGTGGATATTATCACTGACCTAGCGAACGGGTTTTATCGTGATATGACGTTCGAAAACGTTCGTAAAGAGGCTACAGAACGTGGCTATAACGAACTTATCTCTTATATGGACGAACAAGGTATTTAATAACAGGAGGAAAATAACAATGTGTGTTATCGCTGTATACAACAAAGAATTAGAATTAAATAAAGCTGAATTACAAGAGTGTTTTGACAGAAATCCCGACGGTGCTGGTTTTATGTACTTCGACGAAAAAGCACAAAAAGTGCATATCTCAAAAGGGTACTTTACTTTCGAAAGTTTATGGAAAGAGCTTGAAAAGCTCCCTACTAATATCGATAGAGTTATTCATTTCCGTATTGCAACATCTGGTGCTATTGGTACTAGCACTTGCCACCCATTCCCTGTATGTAGTGATTATAAAAAAATGGGTTTAGGTGATAGCTACTCTGATATTGGACTAGCACACAATGGTGTAATGTACGAATATACACCACTCAAAGGAATGAAAGCCAAACATTCCGATACAATGCAATTTATCAAAACTATGGCCCACCCATTAGGTAAAGCATTGTGGATTCCGCAAGTACAGGAATTACTTGAAGACCATGTGAGCGGCAATAAGTTCGCTATCATAGCAAAAGACCAACTTGTGATACTAGGTGATTTCGTACAATCAAAAGAAAGCCACGCTTTATACAGTAATAATAGCTACAAGCCCTTTGTACCCACAAAAAACCAATGGCAAAACTACTATTTCTCTAAACCAGTTAAAACATCGTTCGATTATGACGATTTTGATACTAGTAGTTATGTTGTTGATGATGGCTATGGACCTTATGAGGTATATCCAGTAGAACTCTTTACTGGTAAAGTTACTGATGATAAAGCAGATGAATTTATCGACGCTTTTTATGATGTAGCTGATAGCCTTGGTTGCGGTGTACACGATTTTGAAATGAAAGAATACAGTATTGTGTTTTACGTTGATGACCCTACTATCATGGACGGTGAGAATGTCCTAGGTAAACACGTATTAATGGGTAATTTGAATTACGGGAAAGGGAAGTAACAACTTCCCCTCTTCCCTACTATGAGGTGATAGCAATGACTGGAATAGAATTATTTGAAAATTATTTTAAACAAGGAGACGTGTTTGTGTGGCATCGTCTAATTAGCAGTGTTCCTATAATGTGTGAGATTACAGATATTCAACCCGATTACGACAATATGCTGTGTAGAACATCTTGCAAAGACAGTAGATTAGGTTATGACCATAGCCATGGTACACTATGCAAACTAAAAGAAAATACTCCTCATATATATAAATTAATAGAGGATTATTTAGAGGGAGAGTGGGCAAAATGACAGCTCGTGAAATATTCGAAAGCTATTTTAAATGTGATGATGAATTTGTATATATGCCAGATGAAACACTACAACAACGCTTTAAAGTATACGATATGCGACGAAATGAAATTGAAATGGCTGTTATCAGAATTAGTTCCCCTAACCAACCATTCACATACTTTTTCAAGCTACACAGTGAAATGCAAAGTGTTTACAAGGTAATTCAAAAGTTTAGAAGATGAGGTGATGAAATGCATAATAGACTTCCCCTACTCCCTCACCAAGCACAAGGCGTGAAATACATATTAAATAATAGTTCCGCCTTTGTGTGCGATGATATGGGAATGGGTAAAACTAGAACAGTAATTGAAGCCATGTTTAAAAGAGGTCAATTCCCTATCTTAGTAATATGTCCAGCTAGTTTAAAAATTAACTGGAAAAACGAAATTGAACGTTGGATTGGTGTAACAATTCCAATCGATGATTTATCACAAAACGTGATTATTACTAACTACGAACGTATGAAAAAATACAAGTTCGATATTAAAGATATACCAGTAAAACAGCTGGTACTTGATGAAAGCCATTCTTTCAAAAACGATAGTAGTCAACGTACAAAACTAGCGTTGGAATGGTCTAAACGGATACCATACAAGATACTAATTACTGGTACACCAATGCTTAACAGGCCAAACGAATTAGTTACTCAAATGCAGATTTTAAATAATATTCACAAGGTAGGTGGTGCAGAATATTTTCTTAATACATATTGTAATCCTCGCCATAGTCAATACGGAATTGATTATAGCGGTGCTAGTAATCTTAAAAGATTACACAACGTTATGAACAAGATTTGGTTAAGGCGTACAAAAAAAGACCTGGCTAATCAGTTGCCATGTAAAACAATCGTTCCTATACCAATTATAGAAATGGAACAACCAGCTCCCCATTCTTTCAGTGAGATTGAAAGATATGACAAAGCGGTATTACGGTCTAAACTTCCACACTCGGTAGATTTCATAAATCAGTTGGTAGAACGTGGCGAAAAAGTAGCCGTGTTCGTACATCATAAGGATATTGGCAAAGCATTAAACCTAGCGTTCCCAGAAGCAAGTGTTATTGTAGGCGGTCAATCATCTAGTATCAGACAAGTAAACATAGATAACTTTCAACTAGGTGATACACAAGTAATTATATGTAGCTTGCAAGCTAGTGCAGTAGGCTTAACGCTCACATCAAGTAGATGTGCAGTGTTTATAGAGTATCCTTGGTCCCCCTCTCTATTAGCACAAGCACAAGATAGAGTACATCGATTAGGTCAAAACAAAGATGTGTTTATCTACTACCTGTATGGTAAAGGTAGTATTGATGAGTACAGATTAAATACAAATAGTTTTAAGAAAGCGGTCATTGATTATGTAGTAGATGGAGGTGCTTTATAATGAGTATGTTTGAAAGATATTTAAGCGAAGAATTTGATGAACCAATCGAAAAGTGTTTTGAAGATTTAAAAAATACACTTGCTGTAAAAAAGAAAGGTAGTAATACTGTATTATATTATATTTATGGAGACTATGTAGTAGAAGCTGTAATGAGGTGGTTTTCTCTTTCCGACAAGAAAAAAAGCCAACTAAAAAAAGACTATCTAAGATGGCTTGTGGATAATCATAAAAAATTTACACTTATTGATGATACATATTTTGTATATGAAAAAACCGAAGTAAAACGCATGAAAAAAGAAATTATAGCTAAATCGAATAAAATTTTTATTAACGGAGAGGATAAATAAAATGTTTGATGGAATTTATATAACAAAATCATACGGAACATGGTTTCCTTTTAAATGTGAATGTGAAACTGAAAAATTATGGCCATTTGGTTGTACATATGTAAACGCCTGGACGCCTAGACTAGATAGGTTGCAAGAAAGCCCATACGATTTTGTGTGTAAAGAACCAATGTCAACCAATGATTGGAATGGTATTTATAAAGTAATTGAAATGTATAGATAAGGAGAAATACTAATGGAAAAGAAAATGACTAAAGAACAAATGTTAAAAATTATTGCTGATTTCGCTGATTTGATGGAATACATTTATAACGAAAGAATGTACTGGTACGAGCAACGTGGAAATATGGATAAAGCACTATCTGATATCCATCACGCTATTGAAAATGATTACGATGAGAAAGACAGCAACAAATATGCTAAACTCATGTACGAAGTAACAAAAGAACGCCGTAAATACAAGGATATGCAAGAATTGTTCTTGCCAGTGTACAACGCATATAAAAGTCACCCTACCCTATCTTCCGCTATCTGGAATATGAGAAAGTATGACGGAATGATTAAGGAAGGTCGTACATACGAACCTAAAATTTTACACGAACTATTTGAGAAAGGAGGTCATTAATATGAATATTGTATTGCAACAGTATAGCAGTAGTTGCTATAACGTGTGGGAGAATGTGTGTCTTAACAATAAATCAGATTTTTTAGATGGACTTAACGGTCTGTATAGAGTACATACATATCATGAGGAAATATATAAGAAAGAATTAAGTCTCTGTAACTGGAGTTACAAAGATTTATATCTAGTAAAAGAAGTGTATGGCGGTTTTGTAGAAGCAATACAGAAAGGAGCGTATTAACATGGTTAATGTAGTACAACAAGGTTGGAGTCGAAATTATTACAATGTATGGGAAGATGTGGACCTAAAGAAAATGGTTGGTTACAATACAGCATTAGAGGGTCATTATTTAGTTCATAGCCTAACTGGACAATCCAAGAAAGAGTTTAAACAAGATTGTCACTGGACGTGTGATGAGTTATATATTATTAAAGATATTTATGGTGGGTTTTTAGAGTTTTTAAAAGAGTAGGTGATATGATGAAACATTTTATTTATAGATGTGAGGTAACAGAATCGTACTGGAGCATTGACGCACAAAGTTTTACGTGTTCCGACAGACACGTTAGAATGTATGGAGCCAGCGTATGTTCTATGAGTACTTTATTGAACATTACTACGAATGAAGACTTCACACTTTGGCAACAAGATGTTGATAAAATTATTGAAGATTACAGACTAAAAAATGATGATAAAACAGATACATGGTTATTAGCAATATAAACAGGAGGAATTATTATGTTACAAAGTAAATATTTAACACAAGAAGGCATGGAAATTACGTTAAAAACCCTATATAAAAACGGGTGGAGATATATTTTTAGAAAAGGGTGCCTCAATGAGTTTTATGCATCACAAGACAAACCACTCTACGAAAAAGATAATACGCCATTGTACTATCCAGAACGTAAAATTTATTTAGGTAATACACTAAACATACTCATGGCTGACGTAATGAAAGGATATCACTATATTACAATAGCGGACTATATTGACGAAGTTGATTGGTCCACTGTTAAAGTGGATACGCCTGTATTAGTTAAAGATTATGAAGACAATGAATGGACAAAGCGTCATTTTGCATTTTATAAAGATGGCAAAGTATACACATGGGATAGCGGGGTAACATCGTGGTCGAAAGAGTCAACTGATAGTACGTCCTGGTGGACTTATGCAAAATTATCAGAAGATTAAGGGGGGTTACTTATGGATATGATTGTTAGAGATTGCGATTACCTAGAAACAGGCATTGATTGGATATATTGCGAAGATTGCCTTGCAGTAACAAAATGGGTTTATAATCGATACGGTTCTCAATTCAGTTTGGCTAAGGCTTGGAGAAACAATGAATTATTAGGATTGCGTGGTACTATATGTTCTAATCTGTCTGATTTTTACCAAGTTATAGAAAAATACAAATAAAAAAGTGGCGAGGGTTTTATTCCTCGCCTTTTTCTTTTGGTAATGTATTTAGTTTATCGATGAGTTCACGACTTAATCGACTGCTTGTATCGATTACACGCTTATCGTCTACTTCCTGTTTGTCTACAGGTTTTAAACCAGCTCTATCGAGCCAATCTTTAATAGCTGTTACTTTTGCACTTGCTGGAGTATCTGGATTGTAGATAACTTCTAGTAACATATTAGCTACCTCATCTGCTTTATCCATAAATTTCTTATCCATGCGTTGTTTGTATTCCGCCAGTGCTTGCTGTACTACTACGCTTTCTTCCACGGTATTCCCCTTTGGTCTATATCCAGCCGCCTTTAGGGCTTCTGATTTACTGCCAGTCAAAATCTTTGTTTGCACATAAACTCTCTGTTTATGCGTTAAGCCCTTTACTTTTTTTCTTCCTGGCTTAGGCTTTCTCATATGTAACCGCCTTTGCTATGCGTTTAAGTTCCCATATACGCTCTACTAACTCATCGGTTGTATGCGTTGATGTGAACACGTATCCATTATTAAGCAACAAGAATGAATTAGCCTGTCTGCCTTTGGTAGCACGTAACACTTTATTGTTACGGAAGTATTTTCTAAACAGTTCTTTTGAGGTTGATACGTTCATAGGCATGATAGCGTATACTTCTCTCATGGCTACTTTAAAGCCATATCCTAAGTCAAGATACATATCATTAATTGACATATAATCCCCTCTTTCTCAAATCAAAATAGGTATCGCCCATAAAAGGAGTGACCTTTTTGTTATGTTCATCACCGCTCATTTCTGCAATCCAGAACCCACTTAAACTAGGACGAATACCACTAGCTTTTAAGTAATTAGGGAACGTCTGGAATGATGATTGACGTAACTCCCATACCTCTTTTACAATGGGTTTCTTCGTATACTTATTATGCTCTATAGCCACTTTAGGTACTGCACTAGGCTCATGGAAATGTTCAAACCATGTAACATCTGCATTAAAGTAATCATAGTAATTCTTAGTCTTACGATTTTTGTGTAAAATATGATGAACGTAACAATTTTTATTTACGTTGAAGTACAATAAGCCAAATTCACCTTTGTATAAACTGCGATTACCAAGTAATGCACAAATCATTTGTTCAACGCTAATATAAGCGTCATTATAGGCCCTAGCACCATGGTTACCACCAATTACACCTAGTAATTGCCCACTCTCATATAGAGGACGAATATCTTCAACCAATGCGTATACCTGTTCATCACCGACTAATGTCTCTTCTAATACGCTACCCTTTGAGTGTTTTGTTGTGGTGTTAGTGCTATCACCGCCAAGAATAACTTTGCAATTTTCGCCTAATTCTAACAAGTTTTTCACTGTTTGCTGTAAATACTTGCGGTTATTTAAACCTTCATGTACATCAGATAATACAGCCAACTGGCCATATTCACTATCCAATCTGCACTTCATAATGTGCGGTAGAAATGTCTCCGCTAATGCTTTTGTAGTCATGCACGCTCCTAGTTTTTTAGATATTCTTCTAAATTACCAAACTGTGCGTAATACAATGGCAATGCCCTTTTAATATTTTGCTTACAAGCCGATTTACAATTTTTAGCTGATGATTCTGTAATTTTATATTTCTTTGCACACTGCTTGATACTCATACCATAGATAACGGTATCTCTCCATACATACCACATCAATGGTCGCACCTGTTTTAAAAATACTTTTAGCCAACATACGAAGTGAAGTAACATCATGCGTTCTTCTTTGCGTATGATGATTTTTTCTGGCGAATCGCCATATCTCTCCACCATTGCGGAAAGTTTATCAACTTTGCGATATTCTGCTACTGAATTGGTAAATTCCCAATTCCTCATAATAGCATTGATTTCTTCGACAGCACTATCGCCACGCTGTTCAAAAAGAGCCAATGCTTCTTGTATCATCGACTCTTTCATATTACTGTACCTCTACTATCTGGTGTGAGACCTTTAGGGCAACGAGATAGGTATCTACAACTTACGATAATACCTACCCCGATATCCTTGCCTGTTTTCTTTTTTCTCTCACATGATTTTAAGTATCGTACATTTCTTGATTGTGTTTTCAAATATTCCTCTATGAGGTCTTTATTCTCTCCTAATACACCAACATTATAGAAGTCACCAGTATTTCCGTAGTCAACTACGAAATAGTGAACCATGCAACCCCCATTTAGTATATCGTAATATACTATTCTACAATGTCATACAGTTGTTTAAAAATCTCTGGGTCGCAAGGATATTGCTCGCCATTGACGCCAGTGATAATCCAATCACCTGGGTTTGTTTTGACAATACCATTTAATGTAACTAGGTATTGCTCTTCTTTAGTTTCATAAGCTACTAATTGATTAGGTTTGTGAACAATTTTCTTATACTCTGGGAAATTCTGAATTAATTCTAGCCCCAACTTAACAGTTTCAAGAGCATAATCTTGAGATAACGCACGAGCAATGCTACCGTGTTTTGGAACAAACTCTAAAACATCATCAGATACCATAAACTCACGAGTAGGAACATCAACACCGCTCACTACTATGCTATTATCTAGTTTACGCATTTCTGTGTAGCCTAATTGTAACAAACCGCCTAATACGTAAATGAATTGTTTTGTTGTCATAACCACTTTCTCCTTTGCTTTGCTAGGGTCTACAAATTTTACGCCATGTTGTTTTGCTAATCTGGCACGATTATCTCGTTGCCCTTCTCGATACGCTTGTAATCGCATTTTCATATCTGCAATCTGGTCTTCGAGTAATTCTCCATAATCTCTATATTCCATATTATTTACCCGTGCTTCCAAATCCACCTTTACGAGGACCACGAGGGCAATCATTTGCTACTCTTTTGTATTCTTGGAAAATACCTTGTGCAATCTTATCGCCCTTTTTAACTACATAATCTGTAGCAGTGGTATTTTTAAGCAATACTTGAATATGACCTTCGTTATCTTCGTTATCGTAATAATCGCTATCCACAACACCAACACAATTGGCAAGCGTAATACCATACTTACCAGCCAAAGAGGAACGAGGATAAATAGCTAGGAACTCATCGTCTGGGAGTAAAACTTTTAAACCAGTAGGTATTAGGACTGTTTCACCAGCCCCAACTACCACTGTTTCTGCTGACCTTAAATCATATCCAGCACTAAAATAAGTTTCACGCTTAGGTAATTCAATATCGGTGCCTTCATATAGCGATATAACTTTAAATTCCCTATTAGGTCTACAATCGTTTGGGATTTTCATATAACCATTTGGAGTTTTCATATCGTATCTCCTTATTTAAAGCTAAACATACCATTTGTAATACCAGAATATGTAGGAAGTTTTCCGTCCCATTTTTCAACTTGTTTAAGTTGTACCATTTCTGGAGTTAAGCTAGAAGCCACTTGTGCATTGTAATAAGCTTCAGCGTCAGCTTGGATACGTTTAGCTTGTGCGTCACCTTCAGCGACTGCTACTTTTTTCTTAGCTTCTGCTTCAGCCGCAATTTTTTCGTATTCCGCTTGACGTTGTTTGTATTGAGCATTAGCTACTGCTTGAATTGCTTCTTTAGTAGCACTGTCTGGCTCTACTTTACCAAGGGAAGCTTGTTCAATAATAATGCCGTCTTGGTCAAAGAAAGAGGATACTTCTTTAAGTAACTCTTGATTAAACTCTTCCTTCTTTTCCCCCACAATATCCATCATAGAGTAGTGAGAAGAAATGTTATTAGCAATACGTTGGAAGTTTTGCTTCATATACCCATACTCAATAATGCTATCATCTTGGCCTTTAAATTTATTGTAAATATGTGGCAAAGAATCTTGGTTCATATGGTATGTGACCTGTGCGTCTACTTTAATTGTCTTGCCATCTTTTGTACCAATTACGATACTATCGTCTACATCTTTACGGTCTTCGTGAGTGCCGTCAATGTAGTATGCTAGTTCTGTACTTACTGGGTATTCTGTGACACGTTTCCATGGAGCGACTACATGCCAACCTTGGTCCAATGTTTCTTCTTGAATACCGCCGTCCATTTTATTAAACACAACACCAGCATGACCAGCTGAAATCATGTACGTAGTATTGTAGATTAATCCAAATCCAACCAAGACTAACACACCAATACCAACGAGTTTTGCACCTAAACTATTCATGTTCATTCCCTTTCTTAATTTTATTAGCTATATAATTGAAGGCTTCTACCAATTCTGTCTGATAGACAGCGGCTAAAATTAGCCATACAATAAATAAAGCGAAAATTGTCCATAACATACACATAACCTACTTCACCTTATTAACAGCTTCTACAATCATATTGACGTAATCCTGTACATTCGTTTTGACAAAATCATTTGCACCTTGGATATTGTCAACTGTAACAATGTTTGCAACAGCCATTGCTATCAGAGTGTCTTTATCTGGGATAAAGGCTTGTAACATAAATGATACAATAGTCATAATGCCAACAATTTTCAGTAATTTCAAAGCACCTTTTTGTTTTGTCTCTGCTCGTCTATTGTATTCATCACCGCATCCATCACAAGGTGACTCTATATAATAGTAACCACCAACAATAAAGCAAGCAACAAACCCAAGAAAAGCTATTAAACCTAGTGCGAATTTTAGTGGATTTACAATACCAGCAAAGTAGATAAACCAAGGGCTAATAATCGGTTCCATATGTATCACCTACCCATTCGTTTTACCTTCTTCTTCGTAATCATCTTTAGCACAATAGTTAGTTTTCTTTGCATATACGTCTACGTATGCTCTGTGTTTATCTCCGTCATAAGTAACTTCGATATATTCGGAGACATCTGTCCCACTAACTAAAGCTTTCCAATTCTGCAATGTCTTACAAAACCAGACAATGAACATTTTATCCATTGTGATTTTTTCTGAGCCATAATGACATTTATTGAATAGTACGTTACGTGCTAAATTAATCGCTTTTCTTTGCATTGTGTCCATATCTAATCTCCTTTTAACGTCTCTTCGTCTACAATCTTTTTGAAGGTATCTAATGCTTGCGAAAGTAAATACTCAACTAATATCCAGTTCTTACCTCTATCAGTTAGCTTACCTTTACCTTCTTTGTGTACATCGGCTCGTATTTTAGCACCACGAGCTAAGTCAGCCAAAGTATCACGTTCTCTAATGATTTGTAGCTTGCCATCATCAAGATATTCACGAATTAAGGAGTCCAAACGAAGCCAAAACTCTTTATAGTATTCGGTGTCAGTTAATTCTCCATCTAGGTATTTACAAACATACGTATCCATTTCATCATTAAGGCGTTGAAATGCCATTCCTAAATCCATTTTATTCATGTTAATTCACCTCTTACTGGTTCTTTTGGTTTCTTTTTATGTGATGTAAAGTCACATGATAATTCCTTGCAGTTTTCACACATGCCAAGCATTTCTAAATTACATAAACTAGGGTATACATAATTTAAACGCTCATAAATGGCACGTGCTAATTGTCTATGCTCATCACTAGCCCGTTTACATAATCTCTGTTTCAGATACTCAAGCCAACATCTTAAATTACCAGTCAAGGATAATTTAACGTTAGTTCCTAATGGTAATACGTATGACGCTTGCTCAACACTCAATCCAGCATTACGCAAGTTATTAAACATGGTAACTGACATCTCATATGCAGTACTTAACAGTGATTTTTGTTTACTTGTTAGTGAAGTAAAATCCGTAAAAAAACCGTTGACAGTAATATCCATGCCACGAGTTGATTGCACTGTAGGACTAAAATGTCGGTGACGACTTAGCTGTGCTAACACTTTTTGACTACATATAATGTCAATGGATACCATAATGTGTTCTAGCAACGACCAGTGACCAGATTTGCACGCTTTGATTAAAGAATCTAGCGTGCATTTCTTACCATAACACTTACTCATTGCATTAATGGCAACATCTGGTTCTGTGTAGTGTTGTAATTCTACGTTATTCATCATGCTTCAAATTGAGCCTTATCTTCAACGTATTTTTCAAGTTTGATACGAGCTACTTGGATATCATTAGCAAAATCTTCTAATAAATATCCTAGTTGTTCATCTTGACATTCGCCAATCACCTCTTGAACCAATACTTGTAATTGTGAATAAGAATCATAGACAGATACTGCTGACATAATGTCTTGCATTTGTTTACTGATTACTAATTTTCTCATGGTATTTCCTCCTTTAATGAATACGATGAAGTATCGCAATGATATACCAAATCAACATAATAAGTTCCAAACCAGTTACGACTACTAACAAGCCTAGTGTAACACGTATTAACTTATCCAATCAAATCACCTTCAATTCCGAAATAGAGCTGTTGATGTACAGGAGTTGGGTCGTCTTCGATTAGAGAATGGTGTGAGAGTTCACTGCGTACTTTAATCGCTGGCTTTGCAATTTCAATAGCGTTCTTAATAGCTTTTTGTACGTGTTCGTAGTGGGTTTCAGAATACCAACGAGTAGAGTTACAATTAAGACCACAGATACAGAGAACATCGTCTTTACGTGAACAATACGGAACCAATTCATCTGAAACAAAACCAACGAATCGATATTGAGTTTCACCATTCCATTTGCGTCGTTCAATATTAACTTCTACATACGCTGGTTCGAAATCATCTGGCACAAACCAAAGTTCATAAAACATATGATGTGGGCCATAGTCGATAATTACACGTTCGTATTGTTGACCTTGAACCCATACCTTGTTTGCAAACAATCGTGTATGCTCTGGTTTGTAATTGTGTTTACTCCACCAAGCCCAGATACTTGCATATGCATAGTCTTTATTTTCAAAACTAGCGATAAAACTGCGTTTATGTTTTAAGCAATTACGCCATACTACTAATACTTTCATTTGCCCTCCTACAATACTATTACGTCTAACCATTGTCTTCCAAACTCAATTGCTTCTTCATACGTATCAACAAATATATCTATAGTCCCAGAATACCCACCACCAAATCTATCAGCTACTACATATTCTCGTCCATTGATAAGAACATGTGTGCCTAAAGGCAAATCGTCGCTTGCTACAGCTCCGACATATGGATATTCACCATTCGCCATAACTCCACCAGTATGTGTGTAAGCACTTACTTCCATTACTTGAGCATGTGCTACACTACCTAGTAAAGCCAATATACTAATTGCTAATACGAGTAATAATCTTTTCATATTTCCTCCTTTAACGAATATAACCGCATACAGGGAAAGTAACTTATGGCTGAAAGGAGTTAAGAACCACAGTATTACTATCCCCAAACGGTCTGGCGGTCTCAACGGGATTTGAACCCGTAATCTTCACCTTGACAGGGTGACGAGATAACCCTTACTCCATGAGACCATGTGGAAGCGGAGATGGGACTTGAACCCACACTATACGAGCTTATGAGACTCGTGTCTCTGCCATTGGACTACTCCGCAATGTTGGTAGTGGTGCTAGGGATTGAACCTAGAATAGAGGAGTCAAAGTCTTCTGTGTTACCATTACACTACACCACAACGTTGGTACCCCTAGTAGGACTCGAACCTACATAACCTTGGTTCTAAGCCAAGTATGTTTGCCAGTTTCATCATAGGGGCATATGGCACAGGCAATAGGAATCAAACCTATATCTTCGGTTTTGGAGACCGACGTGTTGTCACTACACTATACCCGCATGGAGCCACTTACTGGAGTCGAACCAGTACCAAATGTTTACAAGACACTCGTTCTAGCCATTAAACTAAAGTGGCATGGTGCCGTTGGAAGGATTCGAACCTCCGAAGCTATAAGCGACAGATTTACAGTCTGTTGTCTTTATCCATCTTGACTACAACGGCATGGCTCCTAGGAAGGGACTCGAACCCCTAACATTCTGGTTAACAGCCAGACGCTCTACCATTGAACTACCCAGGAATACAACACCACTACATATGGTCGGTATCGAACCCACCGTCTACGCCGTCCTGGCGTTATTTTACCTGTAAACTAATACGTAGCTGTTGTGTGGTACATACAACCAAACACCCATGGTGCGTTCGGTCCTTTACGACAGTATATAAGTGCCGAATGGTGACCCGTGGGGGAATTGAACCCACCGTTCTCGCTGTGAAAGAGCGATGTCTTAACCACTTGACTAACGGGCCATGTGTAACGCCTATCCTAACTAGGAAACCCTTATGTGGAGGAGAGTGTGGGATTCGAACCCACGGAACATTTCTGTTCGACAGTTTTCAAGACTGTTGCATTAATCCAGGCTCTGCCAACTCTCCGTGTAACAGCCCAATTAAGAGCTGTACATTGTAAACCATGAATAACCGATAAGTTTGGAGTGACTACATATGTCATGCAGTATTATAAAAGTATTGTTGTAATGTCTGCCACGCTGACAACATCTAGCCAGACCCTGGCAAAACAAGAAATCCGTGGATTTGATAAGCGATTGAAGATTGATGATTGAAAGCTTAATGAGAATGATTAATCCAGTTTAATGATTAATGGCTTATTATTAAGGCTTAAAGATTATGGATTACCATTTACGCTTGTATTATCATTTCTTACAAAGCGGTAGAACGTGCCGTTCTAAAAACTCTCTTGTTTCCTTTTTATCAGAAAGGGTAGTTAGCTGTTTTCTAGTAAAGGTAGGTGTAGAAACAGCTCACTGCGAACAAAGACACCTGGGTCACATTCAATGTTGACCGACAATACAACAATAAAAGTCTAGTTAGTATTCAACTGTGATTTCTGTTACTTCTGTCGCATGACCTAAGATAGAATCAATGTCAGCTAAATAGTTTTCGATGTATTCTTTGAATGACATCAAGTTTTCAGCTAATTTATTAGGGTCTAATAACTCAACTGCATATTGGTCTCGTAATTCTTTTTCACGTTCTTGACGAACTTTACCAGACGCTTGTGTTACAGCCGAAAATTCTTGGTATAAACGTTCTGTAACTTTATCATCGGCATGACGTTCTGCTAATTGATATTCTTTAGAGTTTTGCAATACTGCTCGTTGCATATCTAAAACTACTGTTTGCAGTAAGTCATTTAAGTATTTCTTACGAGCAATCGCTGAAGCGAAAGAAATATTTTCTACTTCGTCAGATTGTTTATCAACACCAATAAACTTCTTAACTGATACTGTGTTAGTAGCATTGGCTTGCATAATAGCATTTGCTAATGCTTCACGACGTTTCAATTTATCATTCAAAGATTGGAAACGTGCCTTTGCATCAGAAACCCAGTCTTTTTGTTTCAAACCGTCGATTACTGTTCTATTAGATGTAGCTACAGCTACAAACTTAGTAGAAGATAATTCGGCAATTTGATTATCTAACACTTTCTTTTGTGTTAACGCTTTTCTAATTGTCATTGTTTCTTTTACCATTCCGTATCTCCTTATTCACTAAAGATTAACATATAAGTGAAGTTGTATTGGCGTGGACTCCAGTGTTTCTCAACTTCTGTATTCATTATACCATCGTAACTTCACTATGTCAACACTTAAATGTGAAGTTTTTACAAATTTTTAACGAATAGGACAAACGCCTTGTGAACACTCTGCTCTATCGTCTAAAATTTCAAATTCTTTACCCATATTACGACTACTTAATTCCATTGCATTTAGTAAGTCTGGGTCAAATGGTTTCATTTTAGATTTTAGTTCTTCGTATTCTTCCTTTGTACACTCTTCATAAGGCATTAAAGGATAATACGTAGAGTTTAATTCTAAGAATGTAACACCTAACATATCGTCCCAATGGTTATATACAAAGTCTTCTACTTCTTCCCACTCATCTGGTTTAACAGTAATGGTGTTAGAAGTATTCATATCTGTATAGAATTTCTGGAACAAGATATATTCTTTAAGCTGTTCCACCGCTGGAATATCAGCTTTGGTCACTTCAGATGGACTATGTACAGGAAAATCAATTACCAATGTGGTAGCTGTTTCCATGTCTTGCCCTACTTCTGGGTGTATTTGCCAACCTAATTCCTTAGCTGTTAACGCTAATGGGTCATGTGCATTAACACGAATACGTCTAATGAAATATGGTGAATGTTGCCAATGTACCCCTGGTGATACACCATTCGCTACCAGACTTAATGAACCCTCTGGCTTCAAAGCAGTCATAAGTAATGGAACAGGTGTTTTTAGTTCACTAGCTATATCTTCACCAGCTTCATGGACCACAGTCCGTAACCATTTTAAAATACCAGCTTTACCACCAGCTCTTACAAATGTATCGTTAGACATTTTAGCAATAAAGTCTTGCCAACCTGTCATAGAACAACCTGTTAATCTATCACGATGATGTGCTACATTCCAACCTTCTAGTTCCAAATCTACACAAGTCATGCGGTAACCAGCACGAGCCGATAAGACAAAGGCTTCTTCTAAGCTATCCCAGTCAACATTACCTTGCTTATCTGCAAATGCAACCATATTAACTGTTGTTAAATTACATACAGCGTTAGGTGATAATATAATTTCACAGCATGGATTGACACCAGCAAAATCAGCACGTCTACGTTTTGCTTCTGCTACGTTGATAATGCCAGGTTCACCAGATGTTCGAATAGAGTTAAACAACTCATGTATTTTTTCACGACTAGGCCGTTCTTCTTGGAAAATACTATTATTACTCATGTATCTATGTTCCATACCAGGTTGAATATTATCCTTAGCATGTACACATTCTTCATCATGTGGGTCAATAATAGCAATTTCCGCCGTTCTTCGCACGCCCCCAACAACTACATTTTGTCCAATTAAATTGCATATATCCAAACAATGGATAGGTCTTAATTTCCCGTTCACAGGTTTAGAGGAGAACAACCCCTCTTGGATTACTCTATGAATTTTTGTAAACATATCCATAATCGACTCGTAACCACTAGCGGTTCCGCCAAAATTAGAAAGAGTAGCACCTTTAACACGAATTTCTGTGTAATCTAACATAATATGAGACGGAGCGTCTGGTTCTACTAAACATAATAGATATGCTTTTAAAGCGTCAACCCAACCTTCTTTGCTATCACCAATATGAATGATACGCATATCTCCGTCGGTTTCAACGTAAGTGTTTTCTCTGCCTTTTTGTTTAGTAGAATGTTTGTTGTATTGGTGGTGCAAGATAACATTCTGTCTAAAACATGGTAATTCCTTTACATCGCTAGGTAGAATACGTACACCAACACCAGTGCCAACCATTAACAGATAGAATAAATCACACAATGATTTAATACTATCGATTACCACGAACGAACAGTTGAAATTAGCGAGTTTAGTTTTTTTGCTGGCTTCACTACCACCAATCCATAATGAACGACCACTGATGAATTGTTTTAAATTAAACATGTTATCGAACAAACGTTGTGCTTCATAAGCAGAAGTTGGTGCCAAGGAACAGTTGTATTCAACAGCTCTAGCACATGTTTCTTTCCAAGTCTCACGTCTACCTTCCTCTGGTAACCAGCGAGAATATGTTCGATAATATACAAGCTTCGCTAGATTTTCCATATGCGAAGGAAAATCTGGATAGCCTTTAAGGAATTCTTCTCTCAATAAGCTCATTCTTTATGATACCTCTCCACTAACTCACACTCTTTTTGTTTCCAAAAATGACTTTTAGGACCTAAGATTGAGTAAGAAAACTCATCTGTCTTTGGGTCATACTGGATTGATTGTATTGTAATGACACCCTTTGGTGTTTTTACTTTGTCATACATATTAAATTTTTGGACGCCCATATAAATCCTCCAATAATTTAACTAGCGTACGCAAGACAACGCCGAATGATACGCCCCATACAGTAGGTACCAGCCATGTAATTAAACTATGTTCCTTCATAAAAAAGTAAGGGACAAAAGACAACCATGCTAGTAAACAGGCTATCACGCACGCTCTAATGAGAGGAGGAACTAGATTATCATATATCCAATATAATAAATCTTTCATACTCTATCTCCTATCTGATACGAAAAAATAACAGCATTATCGTAGATTACAATAAATGCCATATACTGTTCTGAAACAGCAACGAACAGGTTTGCCCCATACGTACGAGACAACTCCTGTCCTGTCCTGTAAGCTAAAGCTTGTAATTGATTAAATACGTCCGACAAGTTTATCATCTCCTACTGGCTGACGAGTAGCACGACATACATTTTCGAATATTAGTTTTGAATCAAAATACATACGTGATAAATGTTTCGCTGTAGCGTCAACGTAACGTTGAGATTTTTGAATATCAGACACTCTCTCCCATGCATCTAATACATCTGGGTGTTGTGTAGATATTCTATCTCCCTCATTAACCTTTGTAGAAGATTCCCTACTTATTTTTGCCTGGAGTGCTTTAGCTCTACGTTCGTAGTCCATTAACGACTTGCCTAAATCGGCTGACACTTTTTCAAAGCTTGCTTGTAAAGCAGAAGCGTCTTTTAAGATAGCAAATGCCATAGAAGCGTCTGTCTCATCTAATGCGTCAAACGCCGCATAAATTTGTTGGTAATTGTCATTCAACTCAGCAAGGTCATTAAACATACATTACTCCTTCGCTCTTGTATTAGCTTTAAAATCCATGTGTAAAAGTTCAATAAATTCAATTGCTTCAGCTTCTGTAGCACAAGTTTTAATAGGTACTTGGAAACCATTAGGCAACATGCCTTTTACTTTGTATTCAAATACTTTATTGCGGTCTTCTTTGTCTGGAATGTTTGCTACATATACAGACACCACATCTACAAGTTTTTTACCATCTTCAGTTAAGATAATCATCTGATTCTACCTCTTCCTCATACATAATCTTTTCTATCTTACGTTCAACCATACTGGTCCACATTCGAAGATAGATACAACATTCATCTTTAGACGCAACTCCTAGTGTTAACGCTAAGTCAACAGTGTCAATAGGATTGTCTGTGCAAGAAGCTAAATCCTCCAAGCACAGACCTCCATCGGTTACATCTCTTAATTCTGTGATAAACACAATATCACTATCATGTTCATCGTAACTTGATACCAACCACATCGTAGTTGATGGCTGGTGCAAAATAACCTTATTCTTTTCCATGCACCATTTCTGGGTCCACAGCAAGAACTGTTAAACCTTTAGCTATAGCTAGAAGTAACACATCTTTACTGTCTTCGCCAGCCCCTTTGATAATGGATTCGATTAATGCACAGCACCCCATAACCAATTCCATACCAGTAATATCTTTAATTTCGACAGATGAAGATGTCTCAAACCCTGTGCGTTCTTCGTTGATAACTGCTTTGAAACTTACAGATAAACCATTTTCTTTTTCATTTAGACGTTCTGCTGATTGTGCCATAATTCTTCTCCTTAATAAAAAACAGTCTGTCACAATATGGTCTTGAAATAACCACTATATCGCTATCATCTTGTTCAAAATACTTATGAACAATCTTAAAGCCTTTATCCTCTATCTCATCGGCAACTGCTAATTCTACGCCATTAATTAAAGCATGGAACAAATCTTGCCGAAGGAGATATGCAAAACCTTTAATGTGGACCACACCAGATTCTGCTTTTTTATACCATGTATCAGAGTTGACATTACGTTTCGATTCAATGGTATAGACTTTATCACCAATCGTAGCTTTAATATCGCCACGCATTTTCTCTACCATCTCATCGTTAGCTAATGCTTTGATGATATTTGCTGATTTTAACGCCCCAGACATTGGTACTAGATTAGCTTCTATTCCAATCTTTTCTAACCATGCGACTAACTCACGTTCAGCATTTCGACCATTACGACGATTGCTTTTACCACGTTTACTAGCAGATGATAATTTCTTGCCTTTATGTTCTAGTTTTCTTTTAAGTCTATTTTCCTCTTGACGAGGAGACAAGATTGACTTGTCCTTTGGCGAATACAATCCGTAATTATCACATATCCAACACTGGTCTTTCATGGTCCTACAGTTTTTAACAACCTTGCAATTCTTCATCTTTATCACTTAGAATCGCTAGACCAAGTAAACAATATACAACTACATCATATAGACGTTCTTTTGCGTCTGGTAATGTTGTACCATGTTGAAGTAGTGCCAAGTCATGTTTGTCTTTAAACTGCATACAAGTTTTGAAAGCACCTTCTTTGGTAACTTTACCGAACTGACGTTCAGCACTTTCTTTAAAAGCAGTAAGGACATCATCTTGATTGGCGTATTGTTTGTTTTTCATCAAAAACAATTGTGCAATTTTACACAAGTGATTAGAACACAAACTGTCAAAATCATCGATATTAATTGTCTTCATGTTTCTTTCCTTTCTCGCAAAACTGTGCAACGTTGCAGTATCTTTCACACTTAGTTCCTCCCCATGTTTCTGAATGTCGGCATGGCGGTGGCATAGTCTTTGTTTCTAATGCCTTCACTAAATCACCAGCCTTTTTCTTCATATATCTTTCGACCCACACATCGCTAATCTTATTAATTGGTACTAAATAACCAGGGCTAGTAATACCACGTTGCGTAGCAATATATGTATTGCCGTCACGAACAATTACCTCACATACGAGATTAGATACAGGCTTTTGTAACTCTTTTTCTATCTTCATGCGGTAATCGTTTAACTGAATAGCTAAATCTAACCGATGTCTTGGTCCGCCACTTCGTATTTCGTTTCGGAATTTAGGTTGACCTTTTTTAGCACCTGTCTTATATACTTCACCAGTTGGTACACGCTTTGTATATAATCCAAGTATTTTAGCTACTTTCCAACTTCCATAGGTTTTATTATCATATAGAGTTCCACCATTTTCAGCTGAATAATAGTCAAATGCACCAGTAGAAGTACCATCATCAAGGCGAACTTCTGATATACCTTCATCATCTGTGTATTTTTCTAAGTAATCATGTACTTTCGTACCATGTAACATAAAAAGAGATGACTTAGGGTCAATGGCATATTCTTTTGTAATTTTGAGATAATTCTCCCGTGTTCCAGCAAGCAATTGTGTTGTGCTAGGTGTCCCAGTCCATTCACGTTGGTCGGCAAGAGCGATTAACGTGCGTTTAGATAGACACCTACCAGCTGGGCAATATAACTCACCAGTATTTGGATTAACTTGTCCTTCTAGTCTGCAAGCAGTTAGACATTCGTCTATACCAACTTCGTGACCGTCTGGACAAATATATTTTGTGTATGGCATTATATATCGTCTCCGTATATTAAAACACATTGTTTATTTTCAGTTTCGTTATAGTCATCACGCATATTGTCACGATAAGTATCAGCGACAGAACTTCTTAATGGATTATGGTCGTTATAAATCTCAACTTGTACTACCATATCTAATGGATACTCCATCAACTGATTGATTAGTTGTCTTACAGTCACGGTTATTTCCTCAATTCTTTGTTATTATCAGCCAATAGCAAAATACACGTTTTCCCAATGTCTGACTTCCTATATTCTGTTCGTGGTTTATCTGGAAGAATATCTGTTATATTACCTTGACAATAATCCCAAGAGTAACTAGCACCTACTTGAACAACAGTATTTTTTGGGTATTCTTGTAATTTTTCTATTAATTGTTTTACTGTCATTGTTTTTCTCCTTTACTTATAAGTGAAGTTATATACGTGTTTAAATCTAATTTCTAATAACATTATACATCTTATCATTTGACTTGTCAACACTTATTAGTGAAGTTTTAATCAAATTGTTCTTCAAGTAAAGACGTATTGTTATTGTATTTGAGTTCCATACGTATCGGACCATAGATACCATCACGAGCTTTTTCGACTTTCATACGAGTGATATTTTTTAACTCTTCCTGTTTCTGCAAAGAAAGCCCTGGCTCCTTCTCTGGTCTCCATAACATAATAATAACGTCACCACTAGCTTCAATGTCGCCAGTCATACGCAATAAATCCATAGTTGGTTCGTTATACGTATTGGCACCACGGTTTAATTGACTCAACATGACGAGGATAACATTGTATTTCTTAGCTAACCCCTTCATTTTTAAAGCCTGTTCAGAAGCTCCTTCATACGTGCTAGCACCCTTGAGATACGTAAAATAATCAACAGCCACTATATCGACTGGACCACCTAATGTGTTTTTTCTATTAAGAGCAACAATACGATGTTCAATCTCGTCGATATTAAGGTTATTGTTATCATATATCACAAGACGTTCTGATAATTTAGCTTCTACTTGTGCAATGCGTTCATCGCCATTCATCACAAGTTCTCGTACATCTGCCAGACGTATTCGTAATATCTTGGCTATAATACGTTCCATAACCTTTCCTTTAGACATTTCTAAAGAAAAGAATACAGTCCGTGCTTTATTTTTAATTACTTGACGTAATAGATACTCAATTAACCAATCAGTGTTATGGGTTGGGATATAATCACCACACAAATACATATGGTCGTTGTTGTCAACTGTAATGCACTGCATTGCTTTTTTATAACCCAATTTTTCTATCGAAATAATAGCTAGCTCATCTTTTCTGTTAGATTTTCGTGTTAAACTCCGTCTATTATTGTATTTTTCTTTATGCTTTTTGCTACTAAACCATTTGGTGGAACGCTCTAATATACGGACGGTGTACTCGTCGCCTTTGCCGTTGTGACGGTTAACAGCGAACGTACATCTAGCCCCTAATGAACGAACAACATCAGCAAAATCTAATGCCAATTGCTTGTTGCAAGAAGTAAAACTAACAAACCCAGACTTATCTATTGACCCGTCTGTATCAACAAGACCTCTAATCAACTCTAATCTGTTTTCTTCGCTGTCTATCATATAATCAACAGGGATAAATTTACAGTCTCCAGTAACTTTCCCAAAAGTATTATATATATACTCTGTAAAAGCGTTGTAACCTCGACCTTTATTAAAGCGGTACTGTATTCTATTTCGCTTCCATTCTCCAATACCATTTGTCTGTTCTATAAGCTTATCTACAATATCTTGCTCGGTATTTGTGAAGCTTATTTGTTTAGAACTAAAACCACCATCACCTAGTAATAACCCCATTACATAAGGTGTGATAACATGCTCTTTCTCTTTGTATTGGGTGGGTTTGGCAACTGGAATGTATAGATTATACCCTTGTTCATTAGTAGAACCTTTTCTAATCTTGTAATTAGCCATAATTTCTTTTAATGACTTAACTTTCCAATCATACCCACGGTGCAAGTCATCTATAGTTTTAAACTTCCATAAATGGTCTTCACAACAATCTACATAAGTGTTATCCTTGAACGTCACACGATATGCATCTTTCTCTCCTTGAGGGAATACAGCTACAACCTTAGTCGGTAATCCGTCCTCTCCAATTACTGTATCTCCAACTTTAATGTCACCCATTTTTACTTTGCCATTAGGAGTGATAATGTCGGTGTCTAATGTCAGTGCCTTACCAGCACTGGAATAAGCACCAACTATCATCACTTGACTTTTAACCATGCCACCTATACATTTATCCAAGTTTTGGAAATGAGTTTTGTATTCCCCTCGCATGTACAGATTCTTTAAATCAGAGATAGCTTCAGTAGTCGTAGAAGCCTCTTGAACTAATTCGTCAGTATCTTCTTGATAGCTGTCGAAAAAGTCTTTTAATTCAGCAAATTCACGATTCCAACGTTCACATAACTTCTTAATAATATCAGCTTTGAATAACGGGTTCGAAACTGTTTTCAAGAAATCATGAGCTACGTCATATTCGTCCTCTTCTGATTTACAATTATCTAGCATAAGCCATAATACATACTTATCAATATGTATTTTTGGTAATGTACTTACATCAATACCAGCTTTTAAAGCGTCATTGAAGTCTTTAATGCCTTCTGGTAATTGCAAAACCCTAACTGCTATACGAGGTAAGATTTCACGGAAATAATCTCTAACACGTGGAACACGTTTAATACCTTCTGCATCATTATCTGGACAATAAATAATTGTAGGTATTTTTCTCAATGCTCGTGTTAACGTTCTTAACTGGTCTTTATGAACCTCATTGCCACAATAAGCTACTGTAGCTAGTCCCATTTGGTGGCCGCTGATTGCGTCCATATAACCTTCAACCATATAAAGCTCATCTTTATTTTTAATTTTGATAGCTTGGTCTAGGTTATACAACAATGCAGATTTATCATACATGATATTATTTCTACTATTGATGTATTTAGGACTTTTATCAAACTGTCTACGAGCGATGGCAACAGGTTGGCCATATTCATTACGGATAGGAATTACCAATGTATCATTATCAAAGCCAAGTTCAAAGGAAGAAATAGTTTCATCAGTAAAGCCACGCTTATGTAAATAATCAATGACTTTATCAAGTTGTCCTTTAGCTCTGTCAATAATAGCTCTATGTGTATCTTCCACTTTAACAGCCTTACGCCAATCTTCATCAGCGTCAATATTGATATTAGCTTCGTGTGCTAATTTTTTAATAGCCATAGTACGAGATATATCATCGTAATCACTTACAAATTGAATTATATCTCCACCACTTTCACAAGCGAAACAATAATAACTGTTTGTTTGTGGGTAGATAACTAAAGGTGTACCTTCATCACTTCCGTGAATAGGACATCTGCCTTCGTACAAAGAACCTTTTGGTCTTAATTCTGTGAATCTACCTATGTATTCTACTATGTCTATTTTTGTTTTTAGTAGGTTCTCTACACTCATATATACCTCACATATTCATTAACATGTCAAAAGAAAATGCGTCGCTATGTTGCGTTTGCTTAGGCGTTTGTTGTTTCGCTTCTTGCCAACGTAACTCTGTTTGACGAGCCTTAGCTGATTTAACAACATCATATAATGTCATTTCTTGGTGACCATCTTTTGATTCCAAGTAGTCAAATACGATGTTAACAATATCTGGGTCTTGTTTATAGAAAAACCCTCGTGTTAACCAAAATTGTCTACTAGGTTTACCACCTTGGAAAGCTTGCTCATTTGTACATTTCCTAATATACAACAATGTTGTTTGTTGTAATTTTTTAGCGTATGTCATATATACCACCTCATTTTGCGATAATATATGTTACCTCATTCTGGCCATGCTTCTTTATATCGATGTCATCGATAGTTTGCACAGCAGAAAAGCTTGAACAAATAACATTTACCTCACTATCTAAATCGTTTACATTCCTTACCAAGTTATTAATTAATTCTCTTACAGTCATTGTTGTCACCCTTTCACAACACCAAAATACACGTATAACGTCGCAGTTTGTAATTTAACACCTGGTTCGCATTGGATTGGATTATGTAATCGTTTACTAGACGATACAATATATCCATCTTTACTCAGTATGTCTAAATGAGTATAGATAGTATTACGGGCCAGACCACCCATATCTTTACCCATTGTATCGATATTAATAGGGGAGCATTTAACTCCCCCAATTAATACACCGTTAGCGGTTTTAGCTTTTACATAGCCATGTAAGACAGCTGTCGTAGGTCCATACTGACTTAAAATAGCTGGATTGACTTGAATTACCATGGTGCGTTTTCTGGACCGGCTCCATGGGTAGCAACCCATTTATTAGCCGCTTCTTTCATGTCTGGTTTTTGAGCGTTTTTAGCTAACCATTCGATATAATCGATTGGAATCTCAGAGAAATGTTTGCCGTTGTGTTTACCGAATGTTACCACAGGGTCTTCTCCTAAATTAGAAGCTTGTGTTGGCTCTGTATATACAGGTACGTCGTCCCAATCTGATGTAGTTGGTTCCATAGTGTTTTCTGTTTTAGCAAACGTTTCTGGATATTCGTAACCTTCTGGCAATGCCCACACTGGTAATTTAGGGGTTTTAAATTTACCTTTATCATCAGTTTGTACCCAAGTTTGACCTAAGCCATATAGATATCGACCAATACCAAATTGAACAGCGGCACGTTTAATGGCACCAGAAGCACCGCCTTTAATCGCTTCGAAATCTGTTAAGTTTGCTACATCTTGACGAGTAACTACTTTTACATTACCTTCTTCGTCTTCAATGCGAAGAGTTAGAGTACATACAAAACCTTTATAATCGGTATGATTGCCTTGTTTATCTAACTTAGCCGACACACCCATATCGATAGGTTGCAAATGCATATCCCAGTTTGCTGGACCTACGGCTTCATCTAATCTGTTCATTACGCCACGAGCAGTGATATAAGCTAACACCTGGCAAGAACCATTTTTCACAAATTTTTGCGGACGCCATTCAACATCATCTGGGTGAAAAGGCTTTGCTAAAATGTCGAATACTTGTTTTACATAAGTTGAATCCATGTCATTCTCCTTGTCTTAAAAACACTTATAAGTGAAGTTATTTATAATAAAATAGCCGACTAAATGTCAGCTACATTACCATACGTTACTAAAGGACGAGTTACCTCGTATATAATACCACCTTTGGAAATACCAGAATCTACACCGCTATGAAGTATTTCAACTGCTTCTTCGAGTGTGTCAATAGATGTGTCAAAATGATTTTCCATTCTTAATAAAAAGAACGTTTTGTTGTTCTCGCCCATTGTATCACCTCATCTTCTTTAAACCTCATAATACGAGGGCTTAAATGATAACAGGGTAAACCATGACGATAAACAAATCGTCTGACTTGTTCTTCTGATACTGATAATAATTTCGCTATATCTTTTGTTTTTATCAATTCCATTTTACTAACCCCCTTTGTTGTTTCTACACTTACTATACACCTAACACCACTTGTATGTCAAGTATTGTGTTGAAAAATTTTTGACAAATTTTGATATACTATATATGAGGTGATAATATGGCAAAGCGTAGAGGTAATCAAGACGGCACATTTTACCAACGACCAAATGGGACTTGGTGTGGACAAATAATGATTAATAATAAACGTTATACAGTGTACGCCAAAGGTATACAAGAATGTAGACGTAAACTTAGAGATAAAATTAATACATTAGAAGAGTTTAAATCGTCGTCTATCTTATTCTCAAAATACGCAAACCACGTAATACAGGACCAATTATCAAAGCAACTAATTAAGGCCTCTACTGCCAATGTAAAGAAAAGTGTTGTTCGTCGCTTTATAGAAGCAGTTGGTGATATACCATTAAATGATATTAATAAGGACATAATTAACACATTTACGGCTCATCTTATTGGCAAAGGTTGTACTCGTAATACAATTAATACATGTGTCGGAGGTATATTATCAATTATTAATGTTGCGTACCAAAACGAATTGATACAATTCCCTATACATACATCTCTAATCAACAAAGGTCCTCAACAGCGTAGGCAAAGAGAACTACCAGATATTAATGATGTAAAGGATATTATCGAAACCTACAAAGATAAAAGAAGATTATTTTTGTATATACTTTTATATACAGGTTTACGTGGAAACGAAGCCATTGTACTTAATTGGGGAGATATCGACTTTAATAGTTATAAAATATATGTCAATAGAGGGTATGCTAAAGTAAATGGTGAATACATTGTATCTTCTCCTAAATCAAATCGTATTGGAGAGTTTGTACAATTTTCACAAACACTATACGATATATTCCAACAATACCAACCTGGTGATGGCTGTATATTTCCATACACTACAACGAGGTATACACTAGACAATATCAGACAATCATTTAAAAACAAGTTATCTAAATATGGCTATAAAGGTGGACTACATATGTTACGCCACTTACATGCTAGTATCTTGTTAAGTAATAATATAGATTTAAAAACGATACAAAGCCAATTAAGACATCAGAATATAGATACAACAAACAAATACCTACATGAACTGAAAAACGATATACGGGAAAGTATAAAACGTTTACGTTTCTAA